ATAGGTCAATACGCAGATAACTGGCAATACAAGTTATGTAACGGACTATACTGGTATCGCAGCGTGATAACAGAGTCCAACGGCTAAGCTAATGTCGTAGAAAGCTGGAGTAAGGATAGTACTCAGATGGTAGAGCGGTGAGATAATATCAAAAGCTGGTATCGGAGGTTCGAGTCCTCCCCTTACTACAAATAAAAAATTAAGTTTAATCAATAAATTAATTTGAAATGGGATTAATGAATTTTATTAGACAGAATCTTCCAGAATCATGGGAGAAAGCTGCAACAGAGATGAGAATGAAGACTGAATTAATAACTCGTCTTCATAATGTAGTACCTCGTGCTTATAAGAATAAGTATCACTACAAAGAAGGAATATCTTATATTAGAAGAGTATTCAATACTAAATGTGATATAATACATTTAGTAGATGCTACTGATATAGATATTACTAAATGGAATGAATTAAGTAGTAAAATAAAAGAATACGAATATCAATGCGTGTAAGATATTTTGCTTGGTTTGACTCTAAACATGAAAGAACAGAGTTCATTAACTTACTCAGATCAGCTAAGTCTGATATTGATGCAGTTAATAAAGTGATGCAAAAGTATCCAGAATTAACTTTATCAGAAGTATCTGGAATAGTAAATAACTTTAAAAAAGAAATTAATCAACCATGAGACTCAATCATCCTGGTATCTACAGAATTGTAGGTGAAAACTTTGAGCTTCTTGCCAATATAATTGGAGAAGTTCCTTGTATGAGAATTACTTCTGCACTATTAGTTAATAACCTAGTACAGAAAGGAGAATTCACTATACTTCCTGAAGACTCTATTGAAATTCAGAGTGTATTAACAAATCCTGACAAATTTGTTTTTTTAGAGTATGAATACTCAGAAATATGTTCATTACCATCTTATCGTCAATCGATACATGGTACAAAAATGCCTAATATAACTGATGAACAGTTAAAGACATTTACTAATAAATACCTCGAAGATATTGGAATATATGGACGAGGTGTAGCTGCAACTAAAGCTTATATATTAGAAACTACAGGCTGGTCATTAGCACAAATTAATGTAGTACTAATGAAAATAGCTAAAAGAGTAAAGCAGCAATATGTTAATTTATAGTTTAACAAACCATATATATACCACTTGGGGAGTTAAGTATAGTTCATTTAACTGGCGTCCTGAGTGGTATACCTTTTTAAGAATACAAAAAAGGGAATTAAACGAAATAGAATTTCATGAATCATATAGGATTAAAACTGTAAAATATTTAATATTTTGGTTTGATAATATGATAATACAAAAGATAGGAGTGGATAAAGATTTAACTCTAAGAGTGCGCATAAGGATATTATGTGGATTAATCAACAATACTCCTGCTAGTGTACTTACTAGACCTATGAAAATAGAATTCATGGAATGTATATGGGATACTTATAATAAATTCTACAAAGATTGGTATGAATACTATTGTAAGAATGTACTAGAATTGCCATTTTAAGTCTATAGAGTCTTGGTTGACTCTATAGGCACACTAAAGCCCGTAATTATGACAGATGAAGAAAGACAACAGCTTTTAGATCTGATCAAGCAGGCTAAAGAAGGTAAACAATATGCCTTCACACAGCTTTATAATCGTTATCACAGAATTATATACAATACTATATATAATATTGTACATAATAAGGATGTAACAGATGATTTAGTATCTGTAACGTTTACTAAAGCTTTCTTTAAGATAGCTAGTTATGTTAATCATATTTCATTTGAGATGTGGCTAAAAACTATCGCTATAAATAGTAGTATTGATTATATACGACGTACTAAAAAAGAGAAGTATGATTATGAGTTAGATAATGATAATAACTGTCTACAGGTAAGCAGTTCGGCCGACAGCTCACCAGAAGATGTTTACATCTATCATGAGACAGATAGTAAATTATCAGATGCATTAAACAGACTTCGCTATAAGTATAGGTATATACTTGAACTACGCACAGTTCAGAATCTCTCTTACAAAGAGATTGCTGAGCATCTTGAACTCTCTGAGTCTCAAGTGAAATCTCGCCTTAACAAAGCGAGAGAGAAATTAAAACAATTGTTAAACTAAAAACATTTACTAATTATGACACCAGCAATTATTGGTCTACTAACTGTAGCATTTATCCTTGCGCGATTATTTCGTAGTACAGGAATGTGGTGGAAACTTGTTTTCGCCATTATGGCTGGTCTATTAGTAGGTATTTTGAGTAAGGAAGTAGTTAAGTCAGATAATGATAAAACTACTTCTCTTACTAGTTTAGTTAGCACCATGAGTAATGATGATGCTTTAACATGCATGCAAAGCTTAGTAGCTACAGTGACAGAAGGTACTACCATTCGCCTTACTGGGGTTGCAGGTTACATTGTTAAAGATGAAGAATTATTCGATGCACTAACTAAAAATAATACTTTTACTAATGGACGTGACTCACCAGAAATAGAGGATGATAGTTAACCTCTTAAACTAATCTATCTTTTTAATTGTACTTAATAATAATTTTTATTTTAACACTTTAAACATTATCAAAATGGCAAAAGAAATGAGTAAGGCTGAAAGAAAGGCAGCCTTGAAAGCAGCAAAAGCAGCAGCAAAAGCTGAAACTAAAGTAAACAACACTGAGAACAAGAAAGAGGAAACTAAGCCTCAAGTAGATAACAAGCCGAAAGATGCTAAAGTAGAGGATGCGAAGAAAGCTCCTACTACAGCTAAGGAAACTAAGGTTCAGGCAAAGAAGGATGCCCCTAAAAGTCCGGATAAGCCTAAGAAGAAGGAAGAGAAAATTCCTACAATCATTCCTGAAGATGCAACAGGTAAGAACAGCCCTGAAAAGAAAGCTGTAGAACGTGCTGCAAACCTTATCACAGGAATTCCTACGGCCGGTATACCTATTGGTTCAAGAGAATCATCTGTTGATGGTAAGGCTATGTTAGCATTTGTAATGCAACAGAGATATGCCAACAATGAGGAACTCAAGAAACAATATCCTGAGTTATATGCAGACCTCAACCGCAGCATTGATGTAGTTACATTATTAGCTCTTGTTGACGTACGTCAAGACTTGTTCAATCGTAGTGAACGTGGCGAACTGCAGTTACAGATACCGGCAGACCAAGTGTTACCGCTGCAAAGTACAGCAGAAATGCTAGGTATTAAACTAGCTCCTGCTAAAGCTCTGCCTGGGAACGATGGACAAATGTCTATTAACTTCTCAGAAAGTGAAGTACCTACAGAACTTGCAAGTAGCAAGCATAAAGTAGAAATTCCAGAGCTTGATCCTAACAAGATTGCTAATGATGAGGAATTGAAAACTGCCCTTAATTACCTCATCTCTAAAGAGAAAAATGTGGCAGAAAATATAGTTAACACTGTAGAATGGTATCGTGTATATCGTGGCCTGAAAGAAACTGATGCAGATAAGAAGCTTGCATTAGACGAGAAGACAGTTACAGATTGGATCAATGAGATATTCTCCATTATCCAGCCTACAGCTATCTTGCGTGGTTTAGGTCGCGCTGTATACTTATATACTTCACAGACAGGTTCACCGTGTATGGCTCACTCTATCATGCATACGCACATGTCTAAAGCCGGTTGGAGTGAAGAACAAGTAGCAGAAGCATTACGTGCTTTAATTGGAGAAAACTTCCGCTATAAACTGAAGGATGATCCTGAAGCAAAGCCGGAAGAAGATAAAGCAATTAATGCTATTACTGGCTTACTGGGCAATGACTACATTGATAAGTTATTTGCTGACTATACTATTACTACTGATGGTGTAGAAGACAGTAAGAAGACTGAACTTGAAGCTGCACGTGAAGTTGCCCGTAAAGTTCTAGGGAGTATTCGTACCAATTACTTTGACAAACAGAAGGAGACTCCTACGCTTGATAAGATGCGTATGGTTGTAGGTCAGATTATTAATTTGTATCGAGACCCGGCTGATCGTCTTGCAGAGTATTGTCAAGGAGATTTAATAGCTCCAAAGGAAGACGAATACCCAAAGAAGGAAGAACAATCTGAAGGAACTGAAAAAAAAAACTAAACTGGTTTAAAAAGTTTCTTTTGAAAATTCATATCCTAGAAGAATAGCCATTCTAATAAATATCATATCAAATGAATAATAGAATGTTAACTGTAGTTGGAATGTTTGTTGTCAGTGTATTCATTGGTAGGCAAATGTTCGCAACTACAGAAGTTATACAGGCACAGCCTGTTATGCCCTCTATAGTGGAGTTACCTAACTTCCCTAAAGTAATAAAAGAGGAGAAAAAGTCTGTAGATGAGATAGATGTCGAGGTAGACTTATCTACATTAGAAGTATCCGTGAAAGGAACAACAGACGCAAAAGTGAATGTAAAAACTACTGGCGAACCAAAGCCAGTAGTTAAGTGGAAAACTAAAGTAATAGAGAAGACGAATTCAACAGGATATCCGAAAGTAAAAGCTATAAGTAAGGTATCTGATGACGAATCACCGACAACTCCATTAACAATAGTAGATAAATATGAACAATAAAATTATACTTCAACAAATGATACGTTTATCACGTATTATTAAGGACTCAAGAGAAGCAAGAGCTAAATTGAATTCTATTCAAGCTCAAACTGAATACTTTATAGTAGAAGGTAATCAGTCTACTTTTATTAGAGACCAAGCTAACAGTAGTATAACTAATTGTTTATATGTAGAACAGTACTTACGTTCGTCTGTAAGTAATGCTTGTAAATGTTTGGATGGTTTTGATGCTTCAAAAATGGAGCCAATAGACTACATCAGTAGTAGTGATGTAAAAAATAAGTTTGTCGACATATGTCTAGGTAAGAAAGTAGTAGCTTCTATTAATCTTACCACTGGTGAAATAATAAGCATCAATACACCAAAACAAGGATTAACGGCTAAAGATGACAGCCCTACGGTAAAAAGTTAGTGATAATAACCGTATAATAAATACTATAATTATATCACAGTTCGAGAGGAGCAAAACTATAGCGTAAATCACTCCGAGGAAGTCATGCGGTAAAGTATACAATAATACTGGTCGCACCTGTCAGGGAGCTTGGAATCATTTCTCCATGGCCCGAAAAGTTACATGACCCGAGAATATGTTAGCAGCTAAAACTGTGAGATTACTCAAAAGGTAGGGTGTTAGCTTATGTAATTGAAAACTACATAAGAGGGGATGAGCGTGTACAATCCTCATTAGGAAGTGAGAACCGTTTGGGGACTTCTAAAGACGCAGTACTAAAGAGAAGACACACTGAGTACTAAACAGTACAAAGGGAACGAAATCCCTATATCCGTATTAGTTTATCAAAAGCAGAATCAAAGAGGGATATAAACACGATGACGAAACAGGGACAATACGGTTCCTGACTTATTCCTTTGGAAAGAATAAGTAAAGCCGAGAGGCAAAGGTTAGTTTCACCTTAAGAAGCAGCCAGCTCGTGGAAAAAAAGAGATTGCAGATAACGCATTACCGGTCTCCAAAATCGGTTAACAAAAGCGCTACTGTGCGTCCAGAAAGGAAAACAGGCTAACTCTAGTGTTCAGTACACATCAGCTGTGATGTAATATGCAATTGTGGATATTAGAACTTGTACTTATGAAGGGAGTAAATTACTAATACTAATGTAAGGATAACCGTGTTATGGTACATACTTATACAAAGTAAGGATATGAAAGCTGGAAACGCAATGATCCAAGAATTAAACATGCAAACGTTAAAGCTTGACTGATTATCGTGGAGCAGGAGCCAATCCTGTACATTATCGTAAATAGTGTGCTGTAAAAGAACTTACGTATAAGGAATGAGGTATATGAGATTGATACCGTCTTTCAAGTCTAAAGTGACTCATGAGTTTTGTCGTGTAGATGAGTATAATATATGAGAAATGACGAGACTAAAACATAATAGTCTAAAATGCGAGTATGAGGGCGCTATAACCCTGAACTTAGAAGCGGACACCTTTAGCAAGTGTTATTACGTGGTAATAAATAAGATTAGGAGACGCAGAGAAAACTCCTTGTAAAAAACGGCAGAGCTTAAGCATTTCAAGATATGTAAATGCCTTTGGTTTATTATACTAGTTCATACCAGAATTTTGGATAATAAACATCGTTATGGATTAAGGAAGTAAATAGAGTTATTAAAGATGCTTTAGGGTTAGAATCCTAAAACCAGTTTAGTAATAATTATAGTATATGATGATATGCTTAATGAATCAATTTTACTTACGCTGAGTAGAGTCAGCTATGACAAAATGAACTCTAATTGTTTAACTTTTTAATTAATTGGGAAGTCCAATGGAACTGTAAACGCTGAGACTACCGCTCGTAAGAGTAGTGTGAGTAGACAGATCACCACCCCGACTGCCAACCGACATTGCTGACTGTTAAGACACTCGTAAAGTACAATGCGCAACATTGTATGTGAGAGAACGCTGAATCGTTAGTTACCTGTGTTGTTTCTTACACTGTCTCTGTAAGGACAATAGTACACTTATGATGAAAGTATTCCATAAGCAAACAAGGAGACGATGATAGGTGGAAATCCTAATGTTCGTGCAGTATAAACAAACAAATCCTGGAAATGGTATAGATGGGTCATGCTATAAGCAATGAGTCTATGATTTTAGTAATGTTAGATTAAACAACCGTAATTCTGACGAATTTCGATAATACCGGACATACTCAGTAGGTTCTAAGGAACTGATGATAAAGTGGCTTATATCGCATCTAATCGCGTTATACGCTTACGGTGAGGGGTGCGTTGAACATCGTATAAGTTGAATTTCAACCGTCGAAACGGGACGTTAAAACAAAAAAAATATCAGAAATTATCAGAAGTAACTCACAGAGTATTTCTCATAAATTTTCAATTTATTATTTTTATGCTTAGTAGATTATGTGATTGAATTCACCTATTCCAATTTTGAATAGCTATTAAATAATCGAACAGTGGAGAGATTTTATCAATTTTTGTATAACTATGTTCGTATTGGTATATCAAGTACGGACTCAAAAAGGAACATTTTTATGGAAAATAATATTAATGGAGCTAACACTCCGGGTTTAGCAGCTCAAATTTTAGCTCGCTATCGGCAAACAGCCCAGAAGTTTGGGCCTTTCTTTGGACAGCAGATATTTACAATCGTAGCACAGACTCCTGACCTTAAGTGGAAAGAAGATGTAGCTACAGGTAAGAATACTTTCCGTCAGGAAGTAAAAGCTTATATTCTCAAGGCCATTGATGTTGAGTCAGTTAGTTTACTTGAGAAGGATGTTGATGGACGTCCGAAAATCATCTTGAATGAAAAGAAGAATGATCCGTCATTAGTTTTTGAGCTTGCTGATCCTGAATTTACTAAAGCAACCCGGCAGAATGTAATTGAATGTATTGAACGGTTGAGTAAACCAGGCTCCAAGCCTATGTTCTTTACAGCTGAAGAACTTCCTATGTTGAATGACTTAACTAAGTTATCCAACCAGAGTGTGTTGAACTTCTATGAAGAGATGACACGTAAGTGTATGCAGTTAGCTGAAACTGTCCGTAGTTATATGGATATGAATCAGCGTATGCAGGTTGAGTATTTACGGCAGTGCGGTTTAGATAATCAGGAAACTGAAATTCACGTAACTGCTACGATTACTGAAGAAAAATAGTAGAAGCTTATGAACGGCAGACTTTCTTCATTACGTGTAGAACTTCTGCGAATTCTAATATGTTCTGAGCCAGCCATATTGTCTAAAATTCAGATTTGGAATGGAGGACGTACCGAAACGCCTAAAAAAGTAAGTATTAGAGAAGATGGACGGGTCTTTCTATTTTACGGAAGTGGGCCATTATGGTGGCAAAGATTATTTAATACTTATGAATCGGTAAGTATTATAGATGCTTCTATTAGTATAGCAGATGCAATTACTGGGTCAAATTCGACTCGAAATGAATATGCCTTTGACGAAATTACTAAAAGTATAATTGATGAGGCAAAGAAACGTAAGGATTTCGATTGTATAGTTGATATTTTGTTTGATTGTATGCGGAATTGTTCAGATGGGGAACTACATTCTAAATGGATTAATCAAGAGAATATCAAAAAATATGCAAGAGAAAATGGTATAACCAATGTTGAAGACGTTAACCTTGAAGGGCTTAATGGAATAGTTGGAATTAAGACTGGTGGACGGGTTATTCCTATAGTACTCGGCCAGTTAAGAAAATTTAGAAAATATTGATTTGGATATTATCTTAAAACAACATAATTTCATAGTACTGAACTGGGTACTATTTATAGTAATTACTGCTGAATTGGGCAGTTATTACTACACAGTCTCTTAACTCAATTGAATAGAGTAACACATTTTTAATGTGTAAGTTATGGGTTTGAATCCCATAGGGACTACTACTGGTAGATGTAGTTTGGTCGAGTATTTAACATTTAAAAACATTAATCAATATGAAATCAATTACATCAATATATTTGCTCGGAGATAAGAATAAAGGTAAAATCGGTCGTATTAAGGAAATTTCTAACGAAATTACTTTCTATTGGAATAAGATTAAAGAAGAAAATGTTATTCCAAAAGAAGCTAAACGTAATTATGACTTGAAAGCATTACTTCAGAAGATTGAAACTCTATCTGAAGAGCGTATATTATTAAAACTGTACATGCAGTGTATTAATATGGGTTATAAGAAGTTTACTGAATTACCTAAAGATAATAACTATCTTAACATCTTTACTTTATGTGAAAAGACTGAACAGTTATTTCACTTAAGTAAGATTAAGACTCTTGATCCGAAACTTAAACGTTCTAAAGGAAAGAAGAACCTAGATAAAACTGAAGAGCTTACTTCAGCTTATATTGCAGGTCTAAAAAATAAATTACAATTAGAAATTAACAAAATCAATAAAGATATTACAGATTTTAATGAAAAGGCAGAACTCAATATTGAAGCTCCTGCTTTATCCTTAGCTGCATAAATATGAAAGAAGTTAGAAAAGCAATTTATGTAAGAAAGAAATTTTGGGAGTCTAGTTCAGCTTATGAGAATAGAGTTAATATTCTTATAAACTGGGCTAGTAAACATCCTGAAAGAGAATTAAGTAGTATAGGTGTAGGTACTAATACTACTACCATATTTTATTGTGAAACGATAAAAGAAAATCCTACCATAATAAAAGGATTTTCAAGTAAATAACTTAATTATCAAAATTATGAAAAAGATATTAGCAAAGAAAAATAATAGAACCGGTATAAAGAATCATAGAAGTAATAAAAATAAGTTTCGTAGAAGCTATAAGGCTTATCAAATAATGACGGTAAGCAAGAAACCGGGTCCATCTGGAATCATTAAATATGATGAGAATGGGAAAGTAATAGAATTTGTAAAGTGGGCAGGAAATAAAAAACAATCTGAATACACTACTAAAGTAGCAAAAGATGCTATGAATGAAAACAAATCTATAAAACAATCTAAAAAAGAATTAATCAAGAATATTCTTATGAAAGCAGGATATGATCCTACAATACGATATACCCGTAAAGAGAAGAAACATTTTACGCGTATAGTTAAGAACAATATGTTCACTAAACCTAAGGGAGTTACGTTAACAACTGAACAAATCAAAGAGAAAATAAAAGCTGATAAACTTGCAAAGAAATCTATGCAAGCTAAATTTGATGAATCAGTACGTAATAATCCTTTAACTCCTAAAAAAGGTAAACAGATGGCTCCTAGTGCCGCAGAACTATCTGTTAAAGAAAAGCCTAACAAAAGAAACTTTCAATATGCTATACAGAGAAAATGCTCTGATAATGATATGAAAGTATATGATTTTGCTACTGGAAACTTTGAAGCGTCTACTAGAGATGAAGCAAAGAATAAAGCTGCTAAATTAGCTAAGAAGTATAAGAAAGATACATCATTTACAGGGGTAACTGTAAAGGATATTGAAGGAGATAATAGTATAACTTATTATAGCCGTAATAAGTTATTAGCAGCATAAAAACATAATATTTCTGTTTCCATAACTTAAACTGGTTTCTCATGTAGCTCAGTGGTAGAGCCGCTACTATGTAGTGTGATTGCGTTGGTTCGAGTCCAACCATGGGATCTAACTTTAAATACTTATAATATGATTATACGAGGAAAAATAGTCTACGTATATGATATTGAGGTATTTCAAAATATCTTTCATTGTTCGGTAAAAAATACAGAAACAAACGACATCTATAAGTTTGAGATATCAGAAAGGAAAAATCAACTAAGAGAATTAGTTAAGTTCTTTAAACAAGTAGATAAATACATTACTTGGGGAGATTATTATACTACAAATATTAACATTCCAGCTAATGTTATATTTTGTGGCTATAATAATTTGCATTATGATAATCCTATAATTAATTATATAATTGAGTATGAGGATAAATTAATGCAATATAATATACCTACTATATGTAGTTCTATATTTAATCTAAGTAAGACTATAACTACTTCAAGTGAAGATAATATAGACGCGTGGAAACATTGGAAGTATCAAATATGGTTTGATACTTTTGATATTCTTACTATGTTATATTCTAATAAACTTAGAGTAGGTTTAAAGGAAATCCAAGTAACAATGCAATATCCTAATGTACAGGAATTTGTATGTGATTGGACTAAACCTCTTCCCTTAGAGGATTTTGACTCTATGATAGATTATAATATCAATGATATTGAATCTACCTCAGAATTACTAAATAGATGTAAGAAAGACGTTGATTTACGAATCGCTATTGAAGATGAATATGGAGTAAGAGTACTCAGTAAAGATGGTGTAAACATTGGAATGAAGATTTTAACTCAGAAATATCTAGAAAAGACAGGTTTAACTTGGCAGGATATTAAAGACTTAAGATCTCCAATGAGCGTAATACCATTGAAAGATGTAATATTACCATTTATTAAATACGATAGTCCTATTCTGCAAAGAGTATTAGATGATATGAAAAATCAGATAGTATCTCCAGGTAGAAAAGGATATGAGAATAAGTTTGTATTTAATAATTTACGCTATTCTGTAGGAGTAGGAGGTATTCACTCTGTAAATAGTCCTGAGATTATTATTCCTAGAGATGATGAAATGCTCATAGATATAGATGTAGCTTCTCTATATCCAAGTATGCTTATAGAATATGAATTCTATCCTAAACATTTAGGTAAAGAATTCTTAGAAGTATATAAGCAAATTAAAGATGAGCGAATTGAAGCTAAACACAATGGTGATAAAGTAAAGAACGAAACTTTAAAGTTAGCTTTAAATGGTTTATCAGGTAACTTACAGAATGAACATAATTTCTGTTATAGTCCATTTGCAGTAATGCAGATTAGAATTAATGGACAGTTACTATTACTTATGTTAGCTGAAAAATTAACTCAAATTGGATGTCGAATCGTCCAAGCAAATACTGATGGTTTATTCGTCTTACTAAAGAAAGATGCATATTCTAAAGTAAACAGTATTTGTAGAGAATGGGAACAGCTTACTAAACTTACCTTAGAAGAAGATCGTTTTAAAGCAATGTATCAATATGCTATTAATGATTATTTTGCTATTACTGAAGATAACAAAGTAAAAGAAAAAGGAATGTTTATTACTGCTGTAAAATTAGGTAAAGGATTAACTCCAAAGATTATACCTAAAGCAGTAATAAGTTTCTTTAAAGACGGAATACCGGTCGAAGATACAATTAAGAATTGTACAGATATAAGAGATTTTCTAATGTCTGAGAAAACTGGTAAACAATGGCATGTTGAATATATGAACGAGGAGCAACAAAGAACTAATCGTTTCTACGCATCTACTAATGGTGGATACTTGTGGAAATGGAAAGATACTGGTCATAAAGAAGGTGAAATTATAACATATACTGAGCCATACGTAGGAGAACGTAAATATAAGGCTTCTGCAAGACAGTATCAGAATATGCTTACTGCATCTGGTGTTACTCTTCTAAATAAATTTGATAATAAACCAATTGAAGAAAGAAAGATTAATTATAGGTATTATATTATGGAAGCCTATAAGATAATCAGAGATTTAAAACCGTTACAATTGAGCCTATGGGATTAACAGAGGCTTATCAGATATATTTCAGATAAACCATAAGCTTATATAATATATAAGACTATGATTTTAGAAATAGATACTTCTATCTTAGATAGAATACCAACTTTATCTATTAATCAATTAGTATTCCTAACACTTGTATTGAATGATATCAAAACAATCAATCAAGACATTCAGAAACTTCTCAGCCTAGTTAATGAAGAAGAGATACAAGAGTTAGAGACTCAAGGTTTAATTTCTATCCAATATGATAGAGATACCCAAGTCATAAGTAAAACAGAAAAACTAGAAGAACTTCTTAAAGAAGATAAAGCTATGTTTGATATGTTTTATGACCAATTTCCAGTTTACGTTATGAGACCTGATGGAACTAAAGGATTTCTCAGAGCTAATGTAAACAAATGTAGGAAAGAATATAATCGTATCGTAGGCAAGTCTAAAGCAATGCATGAACACATTATGGATTGTTTAAAATATGAAATAGATGAGCGTATGCGTACAGGTAAAATAGGTTATATGAAAACTATGTGGAAATGGCTCACTCAACACGAGTGGGAAACTATTGAGGAACAAATGAAAGTAGAAACTCCTAACCAAAATTACTATAATTATGGAACAGATATCTACTAAGACACTAACATTTAGACATATATCCTCTGCTACTAACGAAGCAGTAGAATATATTCGTAAGAGAAAGAATCATGAGATTGTTTCTTTACGTACTAGATGGAGTAAGTTTAATAAATCCTGTATGGGAGGCATTGAACCTAATACTATATATACTATTGTAGGTATATCTGGTAGTGGCAAAAGTTCATTTGTAAATACGCTTGAAAGTGATTTAATAGACTTAAATTCTAATCAGGATGTAGTAGTACTTAATTTTTCATTTGAAATGTTAAGTTCTAGACAAGTAGGTAGAAAATTGAGCAGTAAGTTAAGGCAAACTACTGCTCAGCTATATAGTTCTAGTAGTGATTTAGACAATACACTATTAGAAGAAGTAGAACAAACTTCTCAACAGATAAAATCATATCCGATATATTATGTAGATACACCGGGTACTGTTGCAGATATAGCATCTACCATTGATTACTTTTACGAAAATAAAGCTAAAGGCAAGAAATTTGTGATTATACTTGATCATACTCTACTTGTTGAAGGTCAAAATCGTGAAAGTGCACTACAAGTGATTTCCGATTTACAGAAACTGTTTATTAGAGTAAAAAAGTTTCCAGATACTACAATAATACAGTTATCACAGATGAATCGTAATATCGAAAATCCTGAAAGAATTAATAATCCATCTATGCATTATCCAATGCGTAGCGATATATCTTCCGCTGATACTATTTTTCATGCATCAGATTACGTTATATGTATTCATAGGCCAGAGCTACTCAATATACAGAGTTATGGACCAAATCGTCTACCAGTAAGAGATAAAGTTTATTTGCATATTCTAAAGAATAGAGATGCAGGTGAATGTTCTATACTTGAGTTTGACAATGACCTTAAATACAATAACTTAATTGAGACTATACGAGAAGATGAACCAGTAAGGAAGATTTCGTTTAGTAATAACAATTAAAAAGGCTGAAAATTATGAAATCATATACATTTACATTACCGAAAAATACTAAGAGTGCAAAAACATATAAGGAGTCTTTAATGGACCGAGTAATTAACGCTTATCCTTGGATGACTGTAGAAAGTAAGAGTGATTATCCTTCTTGCAGTTATGGCATCGAATATGCTGGTGCAGGTGATATTATTACTTTAGGTTTAAGTAAGACTCATAATATTGGATGGTTGCCGAAGGAATGCGCTAATTGTCCGTTTAAGTGTTGGGGAGATAATGTAATTAATTTCGACTTAGAAACAGAATTCTTCAAGGCTATTAATGCACTTGATATTTATGCAAAGGAACATTGTCCGTTTGATGTTGACTATGACTTTAAAGATGAGTTTGGTACTCCAGTTAAAATCTTTGATAACTTCGTACAGATTGGTTATGAAGTAATTCCTATTGCATTTGGTTCTTTGAACTATTTAAAACCGAAGACAAAGAAAACTATTATCGATATCACGATTAATATTAAGAAACGTGGTTTGTTTTAATTAAAATATCTTATTCCATATTATCAGAAATTATCAGAACTTTATCAGAGGAATACAAAAAAATAAAAGCTTTTATGATTGTATTACCAAAAGAGAAAGTAAAAGCTAAAGTAGAAAATCCTAGATTTTTGATTTTATTTGGTAAACCAAAAGCCGGAAAAACTACTTTAGTTGCAGCACTGGATAACAATCTAATTATTGATTTAGAAGGTGGTTCAGAGTTCTTAGAGGCATTAGCTGTTCAAGCTAGATCTGTAAAAGATTTAGGTGATATAGCTAATGCAATAAGAGAGATTAAAAAGGAAACTGGTAAATATCCTTACAAATATATTACTATAGATAATGCTACACGTCTAGAAGAGATGTGTATGAGCTTTGCTATACAGCTTTATAAAGCTACTCCAATGGGTAAAAAGTATGAAGGTACAGATTTAAGAACATTACCTAATGGGTCTGGTTATTTATATATAAGACAGGCTGTAAGAAAAGTTATTGACATGTTCCGTGGATTATGTGATAACTTTATACTTATTGGTCATACTAAGGATAAGTTGATTAATAAGAATGGCGAAGAAATGGCAGAAATGTCTCTTGATTTAGTAGGCGCATTAGCAAATATTATATGTGGTGAAGCAGATGCTGTCGGCTATGTATATAGAAAAAAGAATGAGACACATATCTCATTTGAAGGCGGAGATAATTCTGTTATTGAAGCTAGAGCACCTCATTTAAGAGGAAAGAATATAGTAGTAGCAGAGAGTGATGAGAATAATAACATCACTACTTATTGGAATAAAGTTTATTTACCTGAATAATTAAAAATAAGATATTATGATATTTAGTACAGAATTAGCAAATGAAGTAAAGTTGTCAGATAATAGTAATAATACTAAGTACTTGGAAGCAGGTATTCATGACAACGTTAAGTTTGTATCCGCAAAGTTTGCAGAGTCTCCTACAGGGAAGAAATTCATTGAATTTACTTTTGAAAAAGATGGTAAGAGTCTTGTTCATACTGAATGGGAACCAGCTGTTCGTGAAAGTGATACTGAAGAACAGAATCAAAGTAAAGCTACTAACCAGGTAACTCGTATTATGCGTATACTTAAGTGTTTCTATCCTAAGAATGTATTAGCGTTCAGTGGCAGTTCTTATAAAGAATTTGCTAACTGGGTAGTAACAATGCTTAATAGTGCTAATAAAGATATTTTACTTAAAGTAAAAATAGTTTATAATGATAAGGGTTATACTACACTTCCTAGTTATGTTAAGTTTGCTTCTATTGAACCTATGAATATTCCTATGGGTTTCTATGAAGAAGGTAAGAATGAAAGCATGATTAGAGAAATTACAGGTATCGATCAATTTACTAAGCCAATTGTTGCAGATAAGGAAGTTAAAGAGGTTAATCCTCTTACTACTACTGTAAATGATCAGCCTAGTAATGATCTGCCTTTCTAATTTTGTAGATAATCCTATAAGCCGCCTACGCTAGGCATAATATAGCGATACGTGAGTAGCATGCTACTATGTGAGATAAGAAGCAATCGACGGTAATACGCCGAATGTGAGGTGTGACGGAGGCATCAAAATTCATAGAATAGGGATAGCATGCACTCACGTTTTCATGATAGTAATGGTTAATTAAGGTTCGATTCCTTAGCTATCGCTAAAAATATATCATATGGTTTACGATACAACAAAAATAAAAGATAATGTGAGTATTACTTTAGATTGGATATTATCTAAAGTAACTGAGTATGATATATATGCAGCGTACATTGGTAATTTTAAAGTAGGCATGATATATAATTCACCATTAAGAAAGGATAAGACACCTTCTTTCGGATGTTATTATAGTAGAAAAACTAAACAGTTAATGTTTAAAGACCATGGTACTGGAGAATGTGGTAATATAATTAAGTTTGTATCACTATTCACAGGACTAACTAACTATTCAGATATACTCAATGATATAGTTAATAAACTTAAAATTACTAATGATACGAAACTCGTTAGCTCTAAGCAATATATACCGTCAACAGAGACAGTAATTGGTATTGTAAGACAAGACTTTACTCTAACAGATATCAATTACTGGTCTCAGTTTAATATTTCTACTACTACTCTAAAGAAATTTGGAGTAAGTAGTATAAAATATTATCTATGTAACGGAGTTGTAAAGGGTATTTACAAGGATAGTAATCCTATGTATGCTTATAAGGTCTATAACAATTTTAAGATATATAGACCTTTAGCAGATAAATATACAAAGTGGCGTAATAACCTGACTGAGAACGACATTCAGGGGTTTAAACAGTTACCTAAAACTGGAGATATACTCATTATTACAAAGAGTATGAAAGACGTCATGTGTTTATATGAGATGGGTATTCCAGCAATAAGCCCATCATCAGAGTCTACATTTATCCCAGATAAGGCTCTAAACCAGCTTAAGAAGCGTTTTAAACGTATAATTATCTTATTTGATAGAGATACAGCTGGAGTTAAATATCTTCGTAAAATGAGCCTTAAAACAGGCTTAGAAGGAATGTTAGTTCATAAAAAGTTTAAAGCAAAAGATATATCTGATGCAGTTAAGCTTAATGGATTTGAAACTATTAAAAATTGGTTATATGAAGAAATTTATTAAAAAAGTTGGTTTTATATTATCTATTCCATTAGTTTGGTTATTAGTAATATATAATATACCTACTTTCTTATTAGACTATATAATAAACTGGTTACGGTCTACTAGTAATATGGCTAATATAATAAGGTGTTGGAAATTACTCAAATTTGGAGTAATTAGTCTATACAATAATAAAGACGTAACATTAGAAAGTACTATAAAAGCATATAATAAGGATGAATGGATTATATTTAATAGTACAAAAAAAATAAAGGTTAATGAGAAGAAAAAAATAGTTAAATAGTAAAGTACGAAATGCAACTCCAAATGAATATGATGGAATTAAATTTCGTAGTAAACTTGAAACTTATACATATAAAAAGCTGAAAGAGGCAAATATCATGGCAGATTACGAGATGCATCGATATGAGCTACTTCCAGCTTTTACTTTTAATAATAAAAAGTATAGAGCAATGACTTATCTACCTGACTTTGTAGGAGATAACTTTGTTATTGAATGTAAAGGATACCCTAATGAAGCTTGGCCTTTAAGAGAGAAACTATTTAGATATTACCTATATAGTAATAATATAGGAGTCAATTTCTATATAGTTCATAATCAGAAGGAGGTAGATGAGTTAATAAAAGAACTAAAGAAATGATACTATTTTATAGTATAATTATATATAAACTAACTAAAACTTTATACCATGAAAATCTGCGCAATAAGTGATATACATGGTCATTTAATTAATATACCAGAATGTGATGTGTTATGTATAGCAGGTGATGTGGTGAATTTACTTGCTCAGAGAGATAACGAAGAATCAGATAAATTCTGGTCTATCACTTTTGTCAATTGGGTAGATAAATTACCGTGTAAAAAGGTAATTGTAGTTCCAGGAAATCATGATATTTATATAGAAAATCTTATCAATGATATTATAAAAGATTTAAGTTGGCAAGATTTTAAGACTAAGATATCAGCCTTAACTGATAATAAAGTAGTATTTCTTGTTGATGAACTATATGAATATGAAGGAATAACTTTTTATGGAACTCCTTGGATAGCTCCTATACATTGGCAAACATGGGCATTTGAAGATATTCAGAATGAATACGATGAGTATATATGCCCATATGAAAAGATACAAAACTGTGATATACTTATTACTCATGAAAATCCTAATTATAATGAAAAGCTTGAACATTACTGTTTTGGTAAATATAAGCATCATTTCTTTGGGCATTGGCATGATGGTATATCATATGGTCATTTAAATCAATATAATTGTAGTATACTAACTGACAGTTATCTTGAAAGAGAAAGACCTAAAATAGTAACTATAGAATTAAGTAAGAATGATAATTGATAAACCGTATTATGAAGACAATACGAGAATATCAAATTCTGCTATTGGTTGGTTCTTGAAGAAAGGACCGCGTTTCTATCGAGATATGATAGATGGAAAGGAGGAAGGATTAAAACTTCCTCAGCTCGAAAGGGGTACTATGATTCATGAATATATACTTCAACCAGAGGATTTCTGGAATGATTATATAATTCTTGATTATGAAGTACCTAAAGTAAAACAACAAAAAGATTTCTGTGAGACTTATGCTAATTCATTAGAACTCATAGAAGACGATAAAAAGATTGCTGCATACAAATCTGCATACAGTAATTCAAAAAGCTCTGAAACCGTCTTAAAAGAAGCTACAGAGCTATGTAATCGTTATGCTGATTATATTAAAGCATTACAAAGTAAAAAAGATAATCGTAAAGTAATATCTTTTGCTGATTTAAATATGCTTAAAAATATTAAGAATAATATTGATAATCATAAGAAGGCAAAAGAGTTATTAGAAGATATTCCTGGAGTAGAATCTCATAATGAGTTTCATATTAACTGGGAATTACCTGTTGATGATTGGGTTGCGCCTTGTAAGTCTTTACTTGATAGATGTATATTCGATCATATAAATAAGAAGATTACTTTAATCGACTTAAAAACAACTAGCGATGTCTATAATTTTAAACATTCTGTAGAAGAGTTTGATTATTATAGACAGATAACTTATTACTTGCTTGCAATTAGTTGGTACATGAAAGATCAAGGAATTGATATTTCAGATTATGATTGTGAAGCATATATTATTGCTATTCAAACAAATAGTAATAATGAAGTGAGAGTATTTAACATGTTTAATGAATTAGAGTTAGATAGTCGTAAGGACCTTATTGTCAAAACTTTAACAGAACTATCATATCATTATCAGACAGGTAATTGGGACCATACTCGTAAATATTACGAAGAAGATGGTACTGAAGAACTTGAATGATGTAAGTATTTATATAGTTCCATTATGTGATGATAATATTACGTGGAGAGATTTAACTGTAGAAAGTGGATTTATAAATGCTTTTACATCTGATAAAAATAGACCTTTTCTAGAAGATAAGGTCTTTCTTGTTTATGATAGTAGTGTAAATACTATTGAGTCTCTTGAAACACACTATAAATTATCTAGGTTAGACTCTTACTATAATAAACGTTATATAACTATTAATAAAAGACATTATACTGTTTATTGTCTGTGTAATCCTAAGTATAACAAAGATATTAAACGTCTTCGTAATAATGGTAAACCTTCTACTCTAGATGCCATGCTAGAGATTAATAGATTTTGGCAAGGTATAAAAGTGCCAGAATTAGAAAGAAGGTTATTCTATAGCTGGTATAGATTTGGTGACTCTATAGAAGCAGAATTACCAGAAGAAGACTACTATAGTTATGAAGATATTGGTGAGTCTTTATAACTAAAAAGCCTACTGATTTAATAGTCAGTAGGCTTATCTTTTTATTAGTGCATTTAAACTAATTGAGAATTGATATAGAAACTTTAGAAGTTCATTAATTGATTCTGTAGGTAATTACGTTTTGATTTAGGATCTTGAGCTTCTACAATACTCTTAAACGGCGTTACTTTGATAATATTCTTAAGTATTACGGGCATGCCCTTATATACTCCTCTATCTATTATAGTAAATGGAGTTCTATCTCCAATATATGAAGCAGGATTAATCAAGTTTATGAAACTACTAATATTATCAAACCAATTGAAAGCTGCTGTTGGAGATTTAATTAAAGCCATAAATTCAAAAGGATTATACATAGTACGGAATTCAAATGCTGAACGCATAGCTAAATAAGTTATTGACTATGTTAACCAAGTATCATAATCATCATCACCATCAACTACACTAGCTATAACGAGAGCTACTGCTGTAGATGCAGTAATAAGGACTAATTCGTTTAGTACCCTTCTAACAGCATATTGTTCATATTCCTACATATTATTATAATCAGCTAATAACTATTTAATAGCAAAATGTCTATTAGCAATTACGTTCTTTAAAAATCTACCTGTAGATCTATAGTAACCCTCCTCTATAGTTTGTAAATCTAAATTATACTGTTTAGGTTTGAATCTATCATGTAATGCGGAAATCATAAAGTTACGATGTAATACTAAGTATGAGGCCATAGCATTGGCATGTACAGCTGCTTTATCAACTTCTCGAATAGTACCATCTATTCGTTTACTTATGATTTCTATTCTATTACGTACATCATTTAGTAATTTATCTGTGATTAAAGGTTTATATTTATCATCTACCACTACATCGCCATTTGGAAGTTCTATATATGCATCGTATAAAGTAGTAGTAAGCTATTTAAATTCTACTGCTCCTTTCTTTCTGTCATTAGAGTAGAATTTATCTATATACTATTGCTTTGACATAAAACCTTCATTATCAACCAAACGATAATTATGATAGATACTTAGTAAAGTATGACTTTTAACAGTGTAATCAGACTACGTATATCCAGCAAACCAAAAATTTTGATTAATAGAACGTAATACCTAACTCTAGTCTAATCTATCAAATAACTCTTTGTTATCTTTTACTACCTAATTAAGCATAAGTAGATAAGGTAATCTACCTTTAGGATTAGGATTACCTATGTTCTACATCATGTTAGGTAGTTCTCTAGCAAATTCAGATCTAGCAAAGTTTAAATCTTCTAAATCAAAATACCTACCCATCTTAGCTTCTAAAGTAGTATAAGTAGCATCAGTAAAGAAAGAAGTACCTATAGACCATAAGTTACCAGATAGGTTTACTTTAGTAACAAATCCTCTAACAATATCTAAAGCTTTACCAAAGTTAATATCATAACCTAACACATTACCCTCAATAGGAGTTTTATTTCTACCATACATCAATCTATCTACTAATAACTATGACTATTTATATACATTAGTAGATCCAGGTCCTTTTAATTCTTTAGAGGTTCTTATAGATAACTATTTTAGTAAATTGAGCATTAATTCTACTTCATCTTGTTTAGCTGACATATTTTTATAATTAGCAGCCATATTGTAGAACTGTACTACAGCAGATACAGCATCCGTAGATATACTATTTGTATCTTCTAAAGGAGTAATAAACCTAGTAGGTATTACTTTAATAGGATCTCCATTAGGCATAGTAGAAAACTCTTTAACGAAATCTAAATCATCTTCTTTTGTTATAGCAAAATCTTCTACAGCATATTTTAACTTATTTAATATTCCATCTTTACGATTCAATACCTACATAAACCTAGCTTCTATTTGTGGCATCATATTTTCATTACTATTAGTGAGGAATGATATGAAACTCATAGCCTCATTCATTATATTAGTAATTTCATCATATAATTCCTTTACTTCAGGTTTATTCATTACTTCGTTATAAGCCTTACTATTATCATAATATTTCTTGTTAGGCTAAATAGCAGGTCCGTTTTCATCAAATTCAGGATTGTACCACTCTGAAGATTCTAGTATTTTAGAATATTTACTAGATGGTACTATCTCTGTATACTACTAAGCAAATTCAGGTAGTGGTCTAAGCTCTGTATAATATGAAGCTGGATGCATAAATCCTCTTACATCTTCATAATGATTATTATTAAACCATTCATTATATGCTTGGACGCCTGCATTTCTAGCCTATTCCATATCATGATAATACTATTCTGTATTTACTATTTCTGCAAAATTTGAGAATTTATCAGCTCCTTCTGTTTTTTGAGTAGCAGTATATGCATTTGCTATATCTTGATCCAACTATAATAAGCTTCTTTTCTCATCATCGCTTAATGAATTAATGTCAATCTTATTGGTATGAGGATCCTTATATAAATTTTGTAATTGTCTTCTCCTATTACGCAGTTTCTAATAAGTACTTTCGGGATCTTTATTAGCAGGATCAGACTCTAGATTAGCTATTCTGTCATAGAAATCTTGAGTATACCTAGTTACAGTATTTCTTTGTTTCCATAACTATACTTCAGCGGTTTCACCTCCATATCTTTCTATTACTTTAGCTAAATCCTTTTCATACTTATCCTTATCAATATCATATTTAATATGTTTATTTACTTCTTCATGAAAAGCAGTTAATTCATCTGCTATTACTCTATCTATTCCAGTTTTTTCACTACCGTCTATATTAAATATATTAGATAGTAATCTTTTTTGTTTGCGTAAAGATTCTAGCTATTTGTACTCTGCTTCTGTAAGTAGGTTTTCATACTATACACCATTAATAGTCATAGATTGTGTAATGCCATCTATCATACTTTGGATCTCCCTTTCAGCATCTCTGGTCTTCATAGATAACATCTTATTTCTAAGAACATAATATTCAGCTTTGTATCTCCTTTGCGCTCTATCTGCATACCACTTAGTTAATTCATCGAACCACTTCTTTTGTATATCTTCATTTTGCGGTAACACATACATGTTATTATTGTCTTTAGATATACCTAATTTTTCAGCTAATTTATCCATGAACTATCTCTGGTCACGCTTTAATTGACCATTATTCAGTGGAGATACCTTATTACCAGAGTATGTACCATCGTCTAATTTTTCATATAATAGCTTCTATACATCATTACCGTATTTTTCTTTGGCTACACTTACTAATTTAACTAATTTAATACCAACTTCCATAGTTTCTCTATCTGTGGCATTTTTAGCATCATTAAGCAATTTGGCTATAATCTATTGCACAGCATTATTGCTATTACTAGACATACCGAACCAATCCATGAATAAACTAGAATCATGTTTAGGATCATCTAACCAGTTAATAGTATCTTGTATCATATTCTGTGGCATACCTAATTCTGTAAGATACTATTGTAATGCACTATAACCTTTAGATTTAAGTACATTTATAAACTTATTATTAACATTGTCTATTTGTTGTGATAAGGTAGTAGCTAATTCTTTTATATAGCTATAATCAGGTTTATCTTTGAGTATATCAGTAGTATCAAACAGATACATTATATCATCCATAAGAGGCTTATAGAAGCCAATATAATCATTAGATAACTGTCTAATCTGTTTAGCACTAATATTCTTTGTAGGTTTACTTAAGAATTTAATACTATCGTTTATAGATTCATCAATATGTTGTAAGAATTGATATATGCCTTCTTCTGTTTCAGAGTTAGCCAACTACTGTATTACAGTCTATAGCTGATTCCATACTTTAGGATTCTTAACAGTGTATCTTTTAATAGAGTTTAATCTATCCTTTAAACCTTTCTATATTTTTTCATATAATTTGGTTACTTCATTAATTACTCTCATATCCTCTTGAGGTATTGGAGTAAAGTCTTCTGGATTATATGTTACGCTAGGGGAAGATATTACATCTGAAATAATGGGCTCCTTGTTAGCGTCTAAATCTTTGCCGTTTGACCATGTTTTATATGATGTAGAAAATATCATTACTTTAGCTTTTATAGCTGCTTCTCTATTATCATCAAAATGATCTAATAAATCCTAAAACAGTATAGAAGGCTCCCCGTTTGGAGCCTTATCTATACCATGACCATTATTCAAATCCCAGACAGTATATGCAACTTCTGGTACAACTCTTTCTAGTTCCTTCCATTCTGGAAGATTTTTATTTGGACATTTATACATATTATCTGGAATTATAAATTACATATGAATTTTCTTAACGCTTCCTCAAGTTTATCTTGTGTATTAACATTATCTCTTGCCATCTACTGTGCAAATTCATTTAAATAGGTCTGCCTTTCATCAGCTGTTAGATCTTCTAACGTATCTAATACTTCAGATATTCTTTTATTACCTTGATCATACAACGCCATTAAATCTACACCAGTAAGTTCCCTTACAGTAGATTTTGTACTATTGAGCATATCCTCACGAATTATATCTCTAACCATAGTAATAACTTCGCTAAATCTACCATTATCCTATTCTATTCCATTTCTCATATGGGTTAGCTTAATGTTACCTGTAGATAATAATAAATCAGCAGCGCTAGGGTTTTGTTCAAAAGAGTCTAACATAAGATTTAACATTACAGATTTAGACATAGAATTCCACTAATTAAGCTAATCTTGCGTCATAGATAAATTTCTCTGAGACGTTAGATATTTAGCCTATTTAGGATCATTTGTATTAAGAATATCCTCTGCAATATCATATCTACCTGCCGTTATAGCTTTCATATAATGAAAGCCCTACTCTACAGAATTAAATCTAACTGTTCTAGTTGTTCTATCATCTTGTTCTATGTTAAAGTTAAACGGTCTAATAGCAAAATTGCTTAACTGAGGATTTTCATTAGTACCATAATAAATATTTACAGCACTCATCCTAGTTTCATCTTCTTTGAATGTATTTTCATACACATCTCTAATAGCTTCAATACCATTTTGATTTATATTACGTGTACCTATACCTGCAAAATTAGGAGTAAGTGTAGGAGTACCTATTTCAACCCAATCTTCATCTACTTTAGTATACCACTTATTACGTTCTTGATCAAATACATAAACTGGCTTATTAACATCTATAGCCATCTATACTGCCCAGCCAGTACCTCCGTCAACTACATTATTCTTTAGTTGCCCTATCGCAAAAACAGCATCAGAATTTTCAACCTATATCCAATTGCGAGCTAATAAATTCATATATTTGTCAGGTCTTCTATGAAGTGTTTCATTTGCTTTATATACATGCTATTTTCCTCTTTCAAACTGTTCTTCAGTTATCTCTATATTACCATTGGGAGTTTTGGCTCCGTGATAATAGTGATTAGATACTACTCCATATTCTTCTCCTATTTCACCCCACATAGTATCTGAACCTATGGCACCTCCAGAATGATTGACGTAAGTAGTAACAGCGTTTTCAGTATCATTATCATCAGCTTCTTCAAGTACAACGCCTTCAACACTATCGTCAGTATCATCTTGTTCGTACTCAAATATTCTATCCTGTTCAGCTATAGCATAATTCATGCCAGAATATGATGGTAATTCTCCAATATGGTGCATATATGCTTTATCTTGTTCAAAATATGTTCTTTCTACTTCATCAGTCATATCAGATAATGCATCAAGATTATTCAAAGCTTCAAAATAATCCCATTCATTTTCCTTATTGAATTCAAATTGAGTTGATAAACCATATTCTATAATAGTATGGCCCTTGTAACTATAACCCTTTTTAGATACCAGACCATATATAGGAGTGTATAGAGTTCTGCCAGTAAGCTTCCCCTACCATGTTCTTTCTGGTTTATCAATATATCCTATTAATCTGTACACATGCCAGTTAGCAGGCTCGAAACCCAAATTATCTTTTATTTTAACATAAGGAGGGAATATTGGATATTTTACATCATCTATTGTTACCCAATTTAACGGTTTAACAACAGCAGCCTGCATATCAGTTCTCTATCCTAATATAATATTTGGCATAGCTGCATCTTTATTAAGGCTTACAGATCTTAATGGAGCTTGATATTTACCACCATACATGTCTACAGGTCTTACAAGCTTATCATTCTACCAATTATTCAAGAATAAATCCTCAATGTCATTATAAGATTTATCTGCATTGTTAACCATTTGATCTAATTTACCTTGAATGAATTGAGTATATCCCATACTTACCCTTTCACTATTAGGCAGGTATTGGAAGAATGCATTCATCACTGTATTATCTCCAGATGTGTAGAAAGAATATACTGCTAAATCTCTGAACAATCTCTTAACTGATGGTTCTGGATCATCTAACAGTTGCCTCCAGTAGTTAATAAGATTGTTAGCTTGCGCCTGATCTGCGTTTAACTATTCCGATCTATCAATAAAGTCTAATCCTTCCTTATTAATATTAGGTATTAAGTAGTTAACAAAATCATTAGCTATAGTACCATCATTATTTAGTAAATGACTTAATCTAGGATTACCCTTTAGTACTTCCTACTTAAATCTATACAGTCTATTAGGTATAGAACTACGTCCTTGGAACATAGTATTTAGATCTATATTGTTATCCTTAACATATTGATTAAAGAATTGACTCTTTATCTAAGCTTCCATTCCATTTATTACTGCGCTAAGTAATTTAGAATCAGCATTAGCGGCTCTACCTACTAATGATAAAGCTATATGTTTTTGATTAGCAAATTGATCAGTATTACGTAGTAATAAGTTTCTAAATATAGATGAACCCAAAGGTATACTATTCTCTGTTTTTGTACGAATGAATGTTTCATTAAAGAATCTAGTAACCTCACCTTTAGCGAATTTACTATTTTCTTCCATATCTTTCATGCCTTTGTAATATATATCCTACTCAGCAAAAGTTTTACCTGTCTTCTTAGTATCGATCTTTGAGAATTTAACTAGATTAGCCAAGTCGTCTGCATAAGGTTTAAGAGCTAACCAAGCGTAGTATATTCTTACTTGTTCCTCATTAAAGTCTTTAGAATCTTCTGGGTTAATCTTTAATAACTACCTTGTTCTTGACGTTATTTCTCCTTTATCGTCAATATAAGTTCTAAATAGATCTTGATATTCTGAAGCTTTAGTTTCATTTTTTCTGTTTATATATTCATACTTTCTACGTAACTTTTTAGTAGGGTCGTATTTATCTAATACTTTTTCAATAGCTTCTTTCTCAAGTTGAGAAGGGGTCTTAGTTCTATCAATGCCATATTTACCTTTAGTCTTAAGTACTTCATTAGCCATCTCTACTAAGATAGGTTGTCTAACAAAATAGAATGTTTGAGCGCCTTTACCTGTACGTAATAAGAATGACACCATATTATATGTCCAAGCATTAACATTAAGCTTAACAATATAAGGATCTTTGGCTATATCTACGAACGCATTAATCATAGCAGATAACCAGTCTAATATACGACCTCCTTTAGGATTACCTTTTGTAGGATAGTCGTATATTCGACCTATATCTTCTATCTATAAAGTTCCTGTGAATTCATTACTCTGCATTCTGATACCTACTAACTGAGTAAGAATATGATGAGCATTATTCAATGCAAAAGGGCCAATACCAGCCTTACCACCAGTATATTCTGCCTTTCTATCTTCTTGGTATCTAGGAGTATATACTTCAAATGGTTCTGGATGATATGAACTAGTACCTTCAATATCTTTAAGTATTCCCTTAACCGTATCAGTAGCATCATCAATAGAACCTTTTAACATAGCTGAATTATCTTTAGTAAGAAGAATTTTGATATACATTTTAATAATGTCATTCTTATAAGCGCTAGCCACATCTTCTCTAGTTAAAGCATCCCCATGAGTTATAATACCTCCATTCTTATTGAAGGAGTATCTAGCTACATACAGTTTATCAATATCAAAGTCAGACCCAGTAAGCTTAGTAAATCCTTCAGGTAGCATGATAGTATCACCCATAATTTCAGGGAATACATCTACGAATCTTAATGCAGATATTGATGCAATAGACTGTGTAGGAATACGATAACCAATTCCAGTAGCATCTGCATTCTATCCTATGATATTATGGTCTAATAACCACTTTCTAGCTTGTTTAAATGTCATTTTACTGTAGTTAGGTATCATATGTTTAAATAGATTTATACTTACTACAGAATCCATAGAACCATCCTTATCATTAATCATGAGTAATGGTTTTCCATCATTGATCATATCTTCTGTAATAACATTCTAGCTAGTAGCTTCGAGTCCAAATGCAGATCTTTGGATGAAAGCTCCACCCGGCATATGAACATCAATAACTAGTTTATCAATCATAGATATAAATCTACTTTCTAACCATTTATTATCAGATAAAGCAGACAAAGGTATTACAAACGCATTATTCTTAGTTTTAAGACCAGATAATACATTGTCATTAGCATCAGATTCTCTAGCATCACGCTCTAGCATATTACCTAAAGCTGTAATATTTATATTACCGTCTACAAATAATTCATCTACTATATCCTATCTACCCATATCAGATAATGTGTTTAATGCTCCCATAACAGTGTCATTAATTTCCTTGCCAGTTACTTGACTACCATCAGGACCATATAAATCATCCATGCGTAGATTAGATAGATTTACTTTTAGAAACTGTGTACCAGCCATCTATTCTGGATGTGTGTGTGGATTAGTTTCCAGCTGCTATCTAATGTATTTGAACTTCTATCTATATGTTACTAGTTTACTTAAATCAGTAATAGTATTACCCTATCCACTTTCTGCTTGGTCTACTATAGAAGCAGATAATACAGTCTGACCATCTTTAAGTTCTATTTCACTATCTTTAGCCTTTCTATAGTATGCAGTAGGAGATTCTGAACCAGCTTTAACAGCAGAATCGAACATAGCCATATCAATAGGATCGTTAGGATCTACCATTCTGTCATATAAAGCTTTAATATCTCCAGTAGCTACAGATTTAAATAACGGGAATAAAGCCATCTTATTGAAGTAAGGTATACCCAATCCATTTCTAAATCTGGTACCGAATGCTATATACTTCATAGCATTTAATATGACTTTATTAGCTTCTGCGTATAACTTAGGATCAGATTCCCATTTATCAGCAGTATCAGGATTAGTTAATACCTCAAATGCTCGTTTGATATCTGCATTCCATACACCACGCATTCTGAGTAAATCTCTAGTCATATTAGGGCTTATATATACAGCAGCATCAGCTACATTAACACCTTTCTTATAACCAGCCACAGCTACCTTAGCAGCCTATTTAGCAATCTTAGTTTCTTCAGGATACTACTTCTCTATATCACGTATGCTAAGATCTTTTATCTCATTCCAAACTTCTTCTCCAAGTACTTCCTATATAGTTTCTTTTATATTTGCCCTATAGAACAAACCTTCATACTCATGGTATTGTTTATCCATGATTTCGTGATCTTTAAGCTCTGTAACTACATATTCATCACGCATTGGATCATTAAAGAAGTCTAATCTATTATTCAAACCAGTTGATGTCAAAGAACCTAAACGTTTGATTTTGTCAATAGATACGTCTGTTATACCCTCTCCATCATACTTTACTTTGTAATACGCAGGTGAACCACTAAATAGCTTTTCTACTTCTTGAATAGATATTATACTATTCATCACATAGTCAGATATCATATCAAATACTGCATATGCTTCCGCATTAGCACTATCCACACTCTAATATCTAGCTGATCTTTCTGTTACTACATTATCATCAAGTAATACATTACGTATACTCCATATATTGCTTTGATCATTCATAGTAATTAAACCAAGATCTCTAGCGTATTCTAGTTCTTTCTTTACCCTGCGATTAATTAATCCAGCTAAGAAAGCTTTTTGTGTTTCTGGAGAAGTATTAAAGAAATAATCTTTAGCTAACTGTAAACACTCTTTAGCTGATTTAGTGGGGTCATTGAAATTAACAAAACCTTTATTGGTATATATACCGGTTAAGAATAAGAATCTAGCTCCATTACCTTCCAAAGTTACAGTGTGCTTAACCCCATCTTTATCTTCATAATCATATTTATTAGGAGTATGGAAGTTTTTAATACGTCTAGATGGCTCGATCCAATCATTATTTATAGTACCATCATCATTATAATGTAATCCAGTTTCTGGATTATAATGATTAGGATCATCATCTATCTGTCTTAAGCACAACTCTATTTGGTTTAGTTCATCGTAACAATAACCTAATAGATAGTCCATAGCTTGTTCACCATACTGAACAAAAGTTTGACCATTATTATTATTGAATCTAATAGGTTCATGTGGTAATGTTATTCCTTTAATGAAATGATATGTTTTCTTATCTGCTACTGTAGGGAATATTATTCTATTATTAAATACAGCTGTCATTTTAGCTATATAGTCTTCTCTATCAGTAATACCGTGGTAATCTCTACCCTTATCTCCAGTAGTAGTATCCTTAAAGTTAATAAGGGTTTCCATTGATAGATTTCTATTACCTCCTCTAACTGCCTACAATATAATAGAATGTTCATTATAAACTACAGATTCTAATTCCTAGAATACAGTAGGATCTGATACTATTTCATTAAGTCTATCTTTAGCAAAATTATTCTGCGATACCATATAATAAGAATTACCATCAGGACCATAGCTACTCAAACTATTATCTGTAGCATGTGTAAACGCATAATAATTAGCTAACTCTTTAACGTAGCCTATGTTATTCCATACCTACGTAGGATCAACAGTTATGTCATTTACCTTAATTTCTTTAATAGTGCCATCATTATTTATAGCATTTTTAATTGCTTCGAGTACACTTACTATTTTTGGAATACCACCGAAATTAACAGTTGAACTAGAGAACTCACTAATAAGGGTAAATGCATCTGATTTAGGATTGCCGTATCTACCAGATAATAACATCTTGTCTATAGTAGGTACATCAATACCGATACCTATTACATTAAACATGTTAACTAAATACTTCTTAAGCATTTTCTAGTTAGATGTTTCGTGCAAATCAATATTTCTATCTCCTATCTTAAGTATACCTTTATTGTTTCTAAAGGCAGTTATAACACTATTAAAATTCTTAATTACAGTATCAAGAGCTTTTTTAGATCCTTCTTCGGCTATTATTACGCCTTCTTTATCGTATTTAAATAATCCAGCATTAGTAAATAATGCTTGAGACCATACTTTAGGATAAGTAGCTGCCTTAACATCGACAGTGTTGTCTACGAGTTCATGCTTAATAAAACCAGTCTCTGGATCTTTACTTATCTTAGCAGTTACATAATTGTTTATATCACAGGTAACCACTGTCTCTATTTTGGTAAGCATAGCTTCAGCATCAGCAGCCTTAACTAAATCTTCCTTCTGGTTAGAATCTTTAATAAGTCTGTTAAGTTTAAATAATAAAGCAGAATGAAAAGCACTACCATTTTGAGCATAAGTAGCTACCTTATCAACTATATTAGCTATAGTACGACACCCGGACAAATCTTTAAGTATATTGTCCCATGCAGTTTTAGCATCAACAAAATTAGCAAAATGAGTAATAGGATCTATCTTCATAGACATAGAGCCATCTGGGCTAATTTCATATAAAGGTATGGTTTGGAAGAAGAACTTAACCTCTGCAGGAGCATTATCCTTAATAGATACATTCATTCCCTCTACAGTATGCTACCCTATATTAACTCTTTCTGCTCCCTCTTCTATATCACTTATAGTTTCATCCTCATTACGATCTATAGCTCTAATACCTAGTTGTTTTAATCTAGTAGCTATAGTTGGCATAAATACAGTCTCATATTTCTCAAGAATCTCATCCATTACAGGAGAAGGATAAGTTCTAGCTTGCGCTTCTATAATAAGCTTAAGCCTTTCAAATTGTTGATTATCCTCAGCCAATGCTGAATATTCAATATTAGGCACTGTAGTTTGCCCATTTACTCTAAAGAATGCATATGTGAGAGACTTGATTATATTATCAAATTGATTGTATTGAGTAATTGTTTTTAACTCATAACCAGCTACTTCTAGATTAGGACCAGATGTACCATATATTTGTCTAAATCTATTTACATTCTCTTCGTTAGGCTTAATTCCATAGAACTTTCCCCTATTAATATCAGAATATATCTTAGCTAATGCATATTGACCAGTTCTAGCCCACAGCTTAATAAAATCTAAAATCCTTCTAAACCAATTCTTAGTATCAAAAGCATAGCTCCCAGCTTCATTTAACATAAAGTCTCTAAATTGATCTGCTAAAGCCTCTTCTATTTGAGAATCCGTCATTTGAGGATTCTTTTTTCTCATTCTATTATAGATTCTTTCTCTTCTTTTATTATCTATCAAGAGTAAAGAAACTCTATGCCATGCTTCATGATACTCTGTACCTACAGGAGCAAAATTACTAATTAATACAGAATCTTCTATTACTCTACCTACTACAGCTGTACCAGCTTCTGTAACATCTATTATAGTAGGAATAATTTGAGGAGATGTTCCAAAAGTAGAACTTAACCATTCTTTGGCTTGTTCTGGATCTATTCTTTCATTTACCCATAGAGTATTGTCTTCCTATACTTCTACCTCCATATTAGGGCCTCGTTTCTTCCCATCTAATATGGCAAATATATCTGCCATATTCACAGAAGTCTACTTACCACTTTCATCTGGTAGAGTAAATACTTTAGTTTTAATAGGATCTTCGTATTCTTTCTCTACCTTTTGTTGAGCTTGCTACTGTATCTTTTCAGCAGTTTTATCTGCTAACATTACATCATCAACATATATATTAGAATCCCATAACTCATCAGCTATGTCAGTAAGTAATATACCTTGTTTGATATACCATCCTAAAGTACTCATACCGTTAGGATGTTTACTGTCGATAGTTTTGCGACCATTACTTCCTGGAATTATACCAAATTCACTCTAATCTAACTCTATTAAACCAGGGATAATAGTAAGCTTATCTATGTTGCTATTCTTTAAGAACGCAGCAACTGACTTAAATCTAGGATCTGTTACTTGTGATTGTAAATCTCCTCCTAAGTAATAAGTATTAAGTGCTTGTTCATCTATATTCCAATGGAAATTAGACATTATATAATTTTTAGCTTGTTGTCTAATATCCGGTTGACTAACTAAGTCACTTATACTATAGCTAGTATTACCTATTACTAAGTTGCCATTATCATTTACAAAAAATTGTTTTCTTTGTTTGGCTTGAATCTGTTGTGGAGTAAACCTAGTATCATTAGGATTCACAGCTGTATGAGGACCAAAGTTTACTATAAAATCTAATATATCAATAGGTCTAATATTAGTCTTAACTCCTTTAGCATCAGTATAGAATTGTTCGTTACTAGTGACTAAATTCAATATTAGATCTGCTATTTGAGGTTTGTCCGCAAATGTCTAATAGTTTAATTTAACTAATTTAGTATCGTATTCGCCATCTAATCTAGGAACTTTTAACACCCACATGGGTTGACCAAGACTACCACCTTTTACAGATAATATAGTGTTTCGTAACCTTATTACCTCATTGTTTATAGGACCAGTAGTTATACCTATCTACGTATTATCTGGAGTTATTTCAAATGGATCTTTTATAGTTAACCATGCGGAATCTAGTAAGCTTCTATTCTTAGGGCTATTATCTGGATTTTTTTCATTTCTAAATCTTCCAGTAGTAGCTCTAAGAGCTGTAGGAACTACCTCAAGGTTTGGATTCTTTTTAGTTTGTTCATACAGTTCTATAATCTTATTTCTCAATCTGACCAGATTATCTACAATCTTAGTCTATTTTTCAAACGGTAGCCTATTAAACGGGCTATATCTACCTCTAAGACCACCTTCAACAGTTTTAATAGCTCCGGCGTATTTTTTACCTTTGTAATCAAATATAGCATAAATAGCAGGTTCTACTTTTCCGTCTTTATTAGTATAATCGTGTACTTCAAAGTGAACCCCGTTGTTCATTACTTCCGGTATAAAGTCAGGTTTACTACTTACTAACGATAAATCATCATCATTAAGGTAGTCTTCCATTCCTTGATATCTCTTAGATATTCTAATGTAATTACCATTAGCATCTCTAGAACCTTCACTCAATCTGTAATTAATTTCATGAGAATATGGGTCTTCATCTTTATCATATGTTAATTCCTATGTATTTACAGTAGTGGGCTATTCTACTGGCATCTATTCCTGCTGAGGCTACTGTGACTGTTGTAAACTATTGGCTGCTTCTGCTCCTAACCAATCTCCCATTATACTAGCTAATGTTGGCAATTCTGCCTAAACTGGTTGTTCTTGTGTAGGAGTAGCAGGTACTTCTGGAATAGCATCTGCACTCTTAGTAGGAGTATCGTCATTCTGCTTTACTACTTTCTATCTTTCTTCTGATTTTATTTCCTCTAACTTTTCTGCAGCCTATTGCTCCTCCTATCTAGCTTGCTTCATTTCTTCAAGTCTAGCAGGAGCCTAATCTTTTATACGTTGCGCTATTTTACTGTGACTCTAAATAATAAACTTTGACAATTCAACTTGAGAGTTAAGAGTATCTGCTAGTCTATTAGCTTTACTAGAATTACCATTAGTATACAGCTCTTCTTCTAACGACATTCTAGTATCTCTCATATCTTCCCATAGATTTTTTAATCCATCTTCAGAATTCTCCATAAACTTAGATGCACTATACTCCTGATAATTCTACCTATTTGGATATAGGTAAGAATAAATATCTTTCATAGCTTGACCTGCATCAGCATACGATTTACCAGCTTTGTATTTAGTACTAGGTACAAGAACAACATCTCCTTTAGAGTTCCTTTCTTGTTCAAAGTATTTATTACGTATTGCACTAGCGTTCTATCTTGCCTCTGTTATATCTTCTGGTTCAGTTGCTACATCTTCAGCAGTATCCTACGCTTTACTTTCTGCAGCAATGGTAGGTTCAGGATTGGTAACTTCAGGTGTTGTTGTAACCTCTACAGGTTCTGGAGTTATTTCTTCACTATCTATTACTTCATCCTCTTGCTTCTTTCCAGAGTATAAATCATCCAACTCCTATACAAAAGTATCTTCCTGATCTTCCACATCTAGCCACTTATTGATTTTTGCTATGGCCCCTTTAGGACTATTCATAGCATCTCTCTCAGCCTTAGCTCTTTCAAAGTCAAGATTTGCTATAATTTCTTTTTCTTGCAAGTCTTTAAGTGTCTAATGAATATTAGGAACACTCAACTGCTACTCCGTAATACCTAAATCTTCTGCTTCTTTACGCAGCTATTGATAAACAGCGTCTATCTGCTGTTTATCTTTATTTAACAAATGTTTAAATTTGATAACATCAGACTTAGAAGTACGTATACCAGTATTTTTTTCTAGTTCTGATAATTTACTACCATTACTAGTAAAATCAGTTATAAGTTGATCATATAATTCAGTCTAAGATTTCAATCTAATTAGATTACGAATAGCTACTTCTTGATCAGGGGTTACATCTGGTTTAATAGAAGATATATACTGGGATATTTCAGGACTATACATTAACTAGTCTACCTCTGATGTTATATTAGCTCTATTATTAGCAGCTTCAGTAAGTAACGCTTCGTGGTGTTCTTTTAATGCTACAAATACATCATACTCTTCTGTTCTAGGATCTATTCCTGCTTTCATTGCTTGACTCATAGTGACAGGAGAAGTATACATATTTCTAATGAGTTCTGCCCTCTTTCTCTCGTTCTATATATCCTGTATATCTAATCCTTCTGTTCTAGATACTATATTTTCAGCTTCATCAAAAGAACTCATAAGGTTATCATATTTACCAGTTCTAATGAAACTACTATACATGGCATTCTTTCTAACTCTATCTTTAGCATCCATCTATTCTGCATACAAAGCAGATACAAATTGGTCAGTAGGTAATTGATTATTTATTTGTATTGCTGCAGATGGAGCACCGTATACAGTAGTCATTAAACCTCCCAACAATGCACCGCCTTTAAAGTTTTCCATGAATTCCTAATCATTTGAATACACAGGATCCCACGGAGTAATAGCTGCAAATACAGCACGAGCTCCAGTACCAATGTTACGTATAAAACTCTTTACTAGATTTGGATCAGCATCAAAATTATTGTCTATATATCTCTATCCTTTAATGTACTGAATACCTTCTTCAGCTCCTTCTAGTATACCAGATACTAATATACGACCACCTAAATCAGTAATAGCTCTACGTTTAGTTCTTATAGGTAATCTACCAACATTATCTAAACCGAATGAAGTTATATCATCTATTCGATTAGATAATTGTTCTTGTAAACCTTTTCTTAATTTTGCACCTTTTTCAGCTAAAGTTTTTAAACCTTTTACTTTTTTAGCCACAGAACCTATAGGCACTACTTCAATTGCTTGTTGAGCTACGTCACTAATTGATAAAGCCATATTATCTATATATAAAGATCTTAAACCTTCTCTATTATCTAACATAGCTTTATTAAACTTTCTATTGTTTATCTTGATATCTCCAGAAAGTATACGATCATATACATATTCATCATCATTAATTTGTTCTGTACTATAGCCTTGTTGCGCCATTTTAATTTTAGCATCAGCTAATACGTCTTCATCTACTCCTAATTTCTTAGCTGAATTCTTTACGGATTGCTTGTAGTTCTGAAATACTTCAGATTTAGATTCTTGATCTCTACTATATAAATTAGAACCTATAGATACTAAAGCTGCAGCTCCCGCCACTAATGGGTTTCCAGCACTAGCTGCGTAGTAGGCAGATAAAGTACCTAATATAGAAGACCCTACAGAGGCGGCACTAGAACCTAATAGACCAGGTAATTTAAATAACCATGTATCTATATCGGAAAAATCCATACCAGACTTCTCTTTATTTTTTCTATAGTACTGTGAAGTTAATTTTTCATCGAAACGTTTAGCCTTATCGGATTGTATTTCAGCATCTCTGAGAGAGACTATTCTCTTATTGTAGATATTATCATCCTACATACTACCGTCAGGTCTAGTAATAGGATTGATTTCTTTGTCTATTTCTATTAATGTGTTATCTAGATTGCCTTGTTTAAGACTACCTGTAATATAACTATTAAGATAATTGTTATTGAATTTACCAGATATAGCAGTATCATATGCAGATTTATTATTAACTTGCATTAAAGAGGCTTCCTATAACTGCTATTTTAACTATTCATTAGTAGGATCCTGACTTAACTGTCTAGATAATTCTATTACTGCTTTACTAGAGTTTATATAATCTTTTAGGCTGATTAAGGTATTATAATCCTAATCAGCCATTATATACTCTCCTAACTTAGCGTCTCTTTCAGTTTGTGCTTTCGTTAAATTCCAATCATAGAACGCGTTAGAAGCCCAATCTGTAAAGCCATAATTATCAGGTGCTTCTTCATAGTTAGCATCTGGATTAGCCATACGACGCATATACTCCTCAGTATTAATCTGAGGAGCTATCATAGCATCATACATTGCTGTTCTTTGTCTAATACCATCTATTAACGATGTATCGTATACTTTCTTTTTCTTTGCCATATTTATCTACCTAATAATTGTTGTGCTGATGTCTGGTATTCATCTTTAGCTTGAGAAGATCCTCCAATACCGCTAGAAGATCCGCCTTGCCATCTTTGATTTACTCTTTGCCAATATTCTGAGGATGTATATGAATTTGGTAACGTTCTATAAGCATCTACTTCATAGTATTCAACTCCATCTTTGCCTACTACTTCAGTTACTTTAGAAGCGCCAAATTGTTGTTTGAGAGCTCCTTTAGTAGTCTGTCTACCAAATGGCATAGAATAACTAGAGGCCATTTCATTAAACCATATGGGATTATTTATCCACATGCCTGTTCCTAATGATTCTTCAATTCTTTCCTTGGGTATTCTAAGTTTGCCAGATAAAGCCATACTTCCAGGTCCAGTCTTTACTACTTTATTATTTGGTATAAATTGAACTCCACTTAACTGACCACTTTCTACTAATTCTCTAAATGGAAAACTAGTGTCTCTTCCTATACCGGCATCTCTACGAGCTCTTCTACCAGGTCCTTCATTGCCAGCAATCATACTAAATACCGTTTCTGGTAATAAGAATCCTTCTGTAGTGTTAAATTGATATCCCTAATGTTTAATACCGTCACTATCTTGTATTTCTGTAGATAATGCTCCAACACCCGTTAATAAGTCGTCTTTGTCAAGTAGACCAACAGGAGCGCTTACTTTGTTAAGTGCAGAATTTACTCCTTTTAAATAAGATTTAGTATTAAACTCTTTACTATCTTGACTAGTTAATGGAGAGAAACCAGCTACTCTCTAAAATTCATCTCTTACTACATGTTTGCTAGCTAAACCAACCATCTAACTCTATAACTGCTGAGCTCTGTTGCTAGCAGCTACTGTTGTTACATAATCTTCATCATTACCAGTTTGTCTATATCTAGCACTATACTCATTAGCTGCCTATACCATGGATCCGTATTCATTCTGCATTCTATCTATATTGCGCAGACCTTTGCGCGCATCATCCGCAATTTTACTATTTGGATACTTAGTGATCAAACTAGATATATAATCTCTATAACTATTAAATTTATTACCTATACCAGACATAGTATTTCTAGTAATGCTATCGTTTAAGAAATCTAATCTAGTAGGATTAGGTCTTATTACTTCTTCATTACTGCCCCTGTTACTTTGTTTAGCCATAGCTAACCAATATGGATCTACAGTATCTTGATTCACAATTCTATCTCTCTGTGAGTCAGCTATCATTCCTACGAATCTCTATCTAGCTAATTCAGTATTACCTCCAGAAGCGTCTAATGCTTCTCTATAATACTGTTGACCCTAAGGCGTACTAATTAAATCATTAAACTTAGCATCTGCAATATCGTACAATGTATCATAAGTAATGCCTACTCTATTGTATTTGACTCCATCTTTCCATACAGACCCTATTGAACTAGGTTTAAGATTACTAAAGTAAGGATTAGCTAGTTCATCGGCAGTCATATAACGTAATGGGGTAATTTGATCAAATACTCTTTTACTACCTAAAGTATCATAATTAGGTATATTTGCAGAATCCCAGCTTCGTTTATATCTACCCTCTGCTTCCATTTTAGCTCTCATTTCAAGTCCAGCTCTAAGATTATCAGCACTTTCTTTAAGCAAACTCAATGATCCATAATCTGTATTACTAATAATCGACTGTAAATTAGCACGAAAACCTGCATCTTTTAAGGCATCTGGATTAGAAACTATTTGATTAATAGCATCTTGTACATCTTGACGATTAATAGTTAAATTGTAGTAATTCTATGTGTCTATTGCAGATGGTGATCTAAATTCTCCAAACTTTTGTAACTAAGTATTAAACTATTGTGCAGCCTCATCTACAGCTTGCTTCTACGCTGCCCCTATTCTATATAATTCACCAAAGTTAATAGGTACATATGTATTTAATATAGGAGCTTCCGCTGCTCTATCATATCTATTAGCCTACATTGTTACCTCCTTTTCTTAACCATTTATTAAACTGTCTAATAGTATCTGCTGTATAACCAGATTGCAAAAATGGAGCATACATAGCTAACATTGCATTATCTCTAGCTTCCTGATTACGCATTAACTCTCTATTCTGAGCCCATTGACTTAACTGACTTAAACCAGCTCTACGTATATTTCTAGCAGTAGCTCTATTCTGAGCATTAGCTTCATTAGCCATATTCGTAGCATTAACCCATTGCTGTCCTAAACTATTCATAGTATTAGCATAATCACCTAAGTACTGATTGTTAACATTACTTTCTTGAGATCTTAAACTAGCTATAGCTCTGTCAGTATTAACAGCTGACTGTAATCTATAAGCTAAATTAGCTCCAGTACTAGTATTAATCTGACCAGCATTATAATTACTAGTAGCTCTATTACGGTTTAAATCTTCAATAGCAGGACTAATATCATACCTACGTCTACGCATCGTATTACTAATACTAGTAGCATAAGGATTATATACTGCATCAACTGTTTCAGGTCTACCAGTAAATAAATTAGACATAATAGGAGTTAAAGAAGCTATACCTGACAATGCGCTTCCCACTTTATCAAATAATTTATTACGTCTATCTGCTCTAGTTTCTCTATAACTAATATCATTAGGTGTAGCACTAGGAGACTCTACAGTATCATAGTCTGTATCATACACAGATTCTACTGTTGGAGCGTCATACCAAGTAAACGGTAATTCTGGTTTGCCTTCATCAATTAATCCTGTACTTGTAGAAGGAGTGGTTCTATGTCTTTTAACTGAAGTACTACTAACACTTGTAGGAGTTGTAGTTGATGCAGTTTGAGTATTACTAGGATTAACAGGTACATGATACCATTGATTATTGCCAGTTCCCCACTGTACACTAGCTCCCCATTTACGATTAGGATTATAGATAGCATCTACTATTCTATCTCCTAAACCAGGTTTAATTTCATCGCCTAAAGCAGCAGCTTGTATCTACTTAGTTTTAGGTTTAATACCTTTACTTTGTTTAACAGATTCCTGCATAGCAAATAACTAATCATGAATCATATTATTATTCATTTCATTTAGTTTTGCTGCATTCTCTGCAAATCTGTCATTATATTTACTTTTTTTCTTTGCCATCATTTTCTCACCAAGTTGTGCAAATGTTTCTTTTCTACCAGGTACTTTAAGTTTGTCACTTAGTACTCTACTACCTTCAGGTAAACTAACTAAATTACTATCAGTAGGTTTATTGTTCTCTGGTACTTTACTTATACTTCCATCTGGAGTCTATATTAATTCACCATCATCTACATATGCTAGAGAAGAGGACATACCTCCATTAGCCATAGTATCTGTATTCATACCAATCATATCATCATACACTTCACTTTGCAGGTAATTAGTACCTTGCACAGCAGCTCTATTACTATAAGCATTCTTCTTAATTGCTGCTCTTTTCCTACGAAGTTTTCTATTACCGAACGCTCCAATTAGACCACTACCAAGACTACCTTCATCATAATCAGTAAAAGAAGTCATTCTAGCCTCTTCACCGGATCTACCTATTAGCCCTATGCCTGCTCCTACTGCAGCACCAATTGGACCAGCAACTTGGAAACCAGTAGCTGCACCACTGGCTATGTCACTTACAGATTGTGCAGCAGCTTGCCCCCCTGTAGTAGCGTTAGATTTCTAAAAAGGAGTAGTTAAAGTATTTAATATATCAGGAGCACTTTCAAGCATGTTATTCCCAATTTCTTTGAATTGAGTTCCAAATGCATATGCTGGTACTTTTGTTTTCTTTTTACTTTTCATATCAAATTAATGAATTTCTGTATGTTGTTGTAATCTATGGTATTTCAAAAGTATGATCTATATCAGAATCTAACTCATAATCGCATATCATATACTTACCTCTTAACCTAGCAGGTAACGATAACGCATCTTCATTCTTATCTGCTCTAGGTATAGGGAATCTAAATGTATCTTCTCTATAATCGGTTATTATATGTTGTTCAGGAGTAATAACATTACCTTCTTCATCAAGTTCTTCTTCAGTATGCTCTCTAATAGCTTCTTGATGTTTGGTACTGAATTTCATATAATCTATGATATCGTCCTTAATAGACTCTTGATTACCATCTCTAAACTCTCCTTGTAATCTAACATTATCAAATACTTTAGTATAAGGAGCATTCTTATTAATAACTATTTCTAATTTAGCTTTTCTATCTAAAGGAGTTAACCCTATTACTCCAGTATCATGTATAGTATGCAATTCGTTGTCTTTTATTGCTACTACTCTATCAGAAATAGGTAACGACCATTTAGGATTAAATGTATAGAAAGATGTAAATCTACCTAACTACTCATTAAATACTAGTGGTTTATTTAGTACATTAAACCATACCTCATTATACTTCTTATCAAATAAGGACATAGCTTTAGCCCTATCTTCTTTAATGTTTTTATTAAAGTAAGATTGTACCTGCTTTTCTTTAGATAACTAACTTACTTGACCTGTATAAGAACATATTTCGTTCTTATCATAATCGTACCAATAAAGCACATTATCTGAATTAATTATACTCTTGTCATTCTTAATAGACGAACCATTAGTAGTAGTTACGTAGTCGAATCTACTTAATATACCACCAGTACCTAATACTAGTTGATTTACATTATCGTCAGTAATAAGTGATCTTTCATTGACAGAAGCTACTCCTACTCCAGTATCTTGGAAATAGAACAGTCTATCTTTGAATACTTTTAGATTGGTTATGTCTCCCCACTGATTATCTACATCTAAGTAATCAGCTACTTTGAATTTAGACCACTAATCTATTACTTCATTATTAGTCTTAGCCTATGAAGTTAATATTCTATTAGTATACCTTACGTCTTTATCAGCATACATAGAATTAGGTACATATAATTTACCAGTATTCTATGCGGAATAAACAGAATTATATACAAAGTAAGGAAGATCTTGTACGTGTATATCCTACATCTAAGTAGGCTCTAACTGTAACCAAGAATCTGCAAAATTTGAACTAGTTACTGTTCTATGAATCTAATCTCCGTGGAACAAATTCATATTAATAGAACTTTCAAATGGTATATAAGCCCCTATATAATTCTTCATTCCGTCCCATTCTTTAGCGTCAGGTAATTGGAATAGCATAGTATTAGGATAATCTAATAAGCTTAGATAAGTATCTCCTCCAAATACATATTTACTATCATGTGCTGCTATACTTATGTATACAGAATTCTGCCTAGATGAGAATGTATTACCCCCATATATAGAATTACCATCACGTTTAACGTTAAATACAGGAATAGCATTAGTAGAATCAAATGGATGGAGCTCTGGGTATTTGTTAGTAGGTACACTATTAAATCCAGAGAATACATTCTATAATTCAGGTACATGAGCTATGATACACGGACCAGCTGGACCTTGTAATGATTGATTATCATTGTGAATAAAGTCAGACATAGAGTAGTTAGTATAAGTTCTATTACCAACATTTATTCTTTTAGCTACTACATCTGGAGCTCCATACATGTTATAGTCTATGTTAGGTGGATATTTAGCATCTTCAATATATGATGTAGATTGAGATTGCCCAAATGTTGGAACGAAATATTTAGCTATTGATGCTCCACGGTATACCTTATTACCTCTACTATCTTGATAAGGGAATCCTACAGCTAATACATTAAGACCCCATCTACTACCATAACCTACATATGGCACAGTATCTTGCTGCAATACTCTACCATCTATCTGAGTAACGTAATCCGCCGCAGCAAATATACTACGACTTACACTATTACCAATAGTATTACCATTTACATAGTTATCTTTAAAATCATCAAACTTACTGTCGTTTACTTTACCACCTACAAATGGAGAGTAGTATGAACCTATACCATCTAAGTACACACTTCCTTCAAACAGTTTAGTTGCATCATCACCCTGTACACATATTTCTGGAGATACTAAACGTATATAATCATTTACTCTCATAGTAAGAGAGAAATTACCAATATCTTCCGCTGTACCTGTTGATATTGCTAATTGTTCACCAATCAAACTACAGAAGAAAGGAGTAGGTCTCATCTCCAAACTACTATCTAATTCAGATCCCTATCCTACATATTTATCCTGCTCTTGAATTCTATACTCATATACGTAACTACCTACTGTTTGCATAACTACAGTCCTATCACGTTCAGTTCTATCACAACGAACTATCTCGTAACTCACTGCACCTACAGGCATCTTCTTTACTTTGAATTCTACGCCCAAAGCATTACCTATAAGAGTATTGTTCTCATATCTAAACGGAGGCATTTGAGAAGCATGAGGCATTCTAATATCCCCTATCCAGAGTACAGGAGAAGCTACCGATTTATCATTGTAGAATATTATACCAAATCTATATATCTCATCTCTTTGGTAACCTCTATAATTAGCAGCTATATATGGATCAGCATAGTTAGGTACATATGAATTATTCTATTGTTCCTTAGTAGGTTGTACTATCTCGGGCATCTTGTCAGTGCCTCTATTAATGTATCTAGTATTATTTCTAACAGCAGATACATTCATACTACAGGATTGATCTAATCTAAACTTATCTTGTTTATTACTTAAATTTATATCTGTAGTTATGAATGAATATTCTATATTAATACCATAACCACCTAATTCACCTTCCTTATTATATATATATACATTCTAGGAATTAGATGCATCCTTTGTATACTTTGTGTTATTAAAAGGATTTATACAGTCGTGAGTAATAGGAATGCGTTTTATAGCTTCATCGTCTGTTATAGATAGACGAATGTTATTACTATCTAAACTAGATAATAACTATACGCTTCCTTCTGAATTAGCTCTATATGCTCTAGCATCATAGTCATTACCATCTTCATCTTCTGGTATCCAAGTATTCTCTGTTACATTAGCAGCGAATAGTCTGTTTTGCATCTTAGCAAGAGTCTACGCTATAAACTAATAACCAGTCATAGCATTAAATTCATCTATGGATATATCGCTCAATGTAGAGCCATAGTCTACATACTGAATATCTGTTTGACCATCTGGAATATCTATTTCATCTACTATACTAATAACAGGAGTAGAGTTATTCTGTTCATAAAATAGGCGTATTACTCTTAACTTATTGAAGTCCTAAAGAGATAGCTCAGTAGATAACATTACTGATTTGTTAGATGATTTATTCAAGCCAGTACCTTTATATTCAGAACTACCTTGGCTAGTTACACTATTTGTTAAGTGAATTAGCTCGCTCATTGGAGAAGTAACAGTTTCAGTGCCATGCACATTAAATAATTGATAACAATACGTTACCATTCCAGCTTTAAGGTTACCTTCGGATAACCAACGGAATTTAAACGGCAATAAACTTACTACTGGAGTTATTTCTAATGAACCAGGATTGATTATATTCCCATTCTCATCTATAAGATTAGAATTGTCTATATACTTATTACTCATTATGTTAACAATCTTAATAGGACTGTTTCCATCAGTAAAGTATATCTTTATATTAGTATCTGATTCATAGTTACCTACAATACTTAGTGTAGGATTTTTAGATAAATCTTCACATAATCCTAAAGCTCCTTTACATACTAACTTGATTTGAGGCATGTTGGTATCGAACCCCATTAATCTGTATATCTTATTAATGTTATCAGATGTTTTAGTTATTACTACTGCAATATCATTTATAGTAGTAGTACCTATTATTGTCTCATCTTTAGGTATAATAGTATCGTATCTTCTAGGATTCTCTATACTTTGTAATACTCCTGTAGTTCCTCCATCATTAGTGATAACACGAACATCCTCAGCATATCTATACTGAGTATCTGGTATCAAATTTACGTCCTAGTCCATATTAAGACCACCCGTAAATGTATTAACTTGTGCAGTATTACTTATCATATCAATCTTAATGCGCTATCTTGGTTATATAATATCTGTTCTTCGCCACTAGTACTGAAGAAAGTATCGTGATCATTCATCTCTGGGTATAGTTTGTGCCAGGTATTCTTTACATTCTCTAAATCATCTACAGTAGGCATCATAGCTTCAGCATATGCTTGCTTACGATAGAAGTTATAAGAGTTACGTATATCATAATAATCTCCCTGACTTATTTGACCTTTTAACTTTTTAGGATACATTAACTTCATAGTAACATACCAGTATATTGCTTCCTTATAAGACTCTAAATCTGGTATCATGGGCATACTATCTTCATCAGTATATATAGCATAATAAGATACCTTAATATATCCTCTAGGTACATTAGTCATTATATAACCAGGTTTAGTCATATACTATAAATCGTAACTATACATAGTACCATCTTTGTGACCTATTCTATTACCTAGATATCTACCGTTTGCTGTAGGCACAGTATTCTAGTTTATTAATGCACTTAATGTTTCTCTAAGGTTATTATCCTCATTTAACTTGTCTAATGCTTCTCTATCATTAGTAAGATTAAACATATTCTTAACCAATGGAAACATAGCTGCATCCTGTATCAACATACAAGCTTTACTACAGCATTGATTATCGTGAGATACACCAAAACTGGATGTTGCTTTTCTCATAGGTAACCAACCACCATTACAGCAGTATGAGTATGCTACCTAATCTAGTTTATACAAATCACAAGGCAATGATACTTGGTGACATTCTATTGGAAGTATTTCTACTTTATGCTCAAACTACTATATAGCTCCAATCTTGAGTATGGATTCCATAATCCACTCCCGAATATCTGTAATACGTATCTCATCTTCTCTTAGATCGAGATCTGCTATTACTTTAGCTACTACAGAAGCTGAACTAATCATACGATTATTTATCATAATTCTGGGTAATCTTTTGTTTTGTTGAATATTATTTGAGCTAAATTTCTCTTGTTATCTCTTGAAGCTATAAACTAATACTTAGTTTTATTAGTAAGCAAACTGTCTTTCTTTGACCAAAAGAATCTATACTTATAATAATTACTATGGTCATTAAGTAGGTATACAGGCTTACCGGTTTCTTTTGTAGCTTTCCAGTCCCATCTAAGACTCTTGCCTGTGAATTCTTTTGGCTAATGTTTAATGATTTGTAAAGTACCTAATCTACATGGAAACTTGAACTCTTTACAACTGTACATCACCTCATCTCTAATGTACTAAAAATAGTCATTAATGATATTTTTATATGTCTATAAGTCAATATCGTATGGAGTATTAGGTTCTATGTACTATTTATAGCTTTCATAGAAATCAGTAGTAGTATAACTCTTTCTCTAATATTTCATATATCAATTATTTATTACTAACTCTGTTCTATGTATCATCATGCGCATCATTGGTATCATCACTAGGCATAGTAATCATAAAACGTAATTCTCTCTCTAATATCATCTATGTAATAGTTGGTATCATTGCAGACGGTATAGGAAACTCACTATCTGGATCAAAACAAGCATTAAGCTCTGTAGGATCTTCAGCTATTACATCTACACTGATATACTCTAGCTGATTAGAATCCCCATCTACATATATCCTATTATTCTTAACCCATGCAATATAGTCTTTACATGTAGCTTTTCTATACTTCTATAATTTAGCTTTAGTACGACTACCTATCTAAATTATATTACCAAACATATCACGTACATTTATTACTCCAGGTCTATAGTTAAAGTCTATTAACTTAGGGAGTTCTTTATCTCCTACATAAGTAAAGTAACCTGGTACAGTTTCTTCACGATCTAAATGGATAGGTTCTATAGTAGTAAGATATAATTCATTTATATCTCTACCCTTATCTATATCTTGCTTAATCAACATAGCCCTATAACCTATGATCCACTTTTCAATTTGTATTCTACTTAAATGCTCAGACTCTGCAATATTATTATTACGAGCAATAAGTAGAATGTTATCTACAAGCTAATTGAGTGTCATAATATATTATGTTTTAATAACGTTATAAGCCATATAACGCATTTTAAGGCTGTTATAGGCACTTTCTATTATTAGTAATACAATCCTTTAATTCAAGTAATAGCGGTCTTAAAAAGGCTTAAAATAAAAAAGGTTGATCTTATTGACCAACCTTATCCATAGCATTCTTCATATCCTAAGGGAGCATTTCCTTCATAGGTGGTGGTACCATCTAATTAGCTTTCCTTATTATATTTTTTAATTCGTTAACTTCTTTCTATAGCTCTAATATTTTATCGTTCTCTCTAGCTGGTTCATTATCTACTCCCAGCTTATCTAATAATACTTGACACTTAGCCATTTCTTCATCGCATTTAGCTATTGCCTCTTTTCTCTACTTATACGTATTATATTGATTACGTACTATATTTATAATTTCTTGTTTATCAGTAGATATAGTAAGACCTATAGAATTATCTGTTATAACTGATTTATTCTCAGGTATAGTAAACTTCTTAGTCTCTCCATTACACTATATAGTTATATCTACTACTTTCTTTCTGGGTTGATTAGGCATAGGGAACTATCCTGGTGGTAGTGGCTCATCATATATTGAACTTACTTGAGTAACAGAACCCTCATTATACTCAGTAGTTTTCTTGAATGTACCAACTACTTCTATTATATATACCTTGTCACCTATATTTAATTGATTGAATAACATAATAAGTTAGTTTTATAAGGGCTCAATTAAGAGCCCTTTTGTTTATTATTACGCACTTGGTGCGGTTATATTTGCAGGATAAGCATTCACTAACTAATAGACATTATTACATTTATTATAATATATTAGATATCTAAAGTTTAGTTGTAGGTTACCTGCTTGTACATCTTCTTGTAGAGCGTTGCGAAGCATAGATTGATTATTATTTTCACTGTTACCATCTGATAAACCTACTGGTAATGAAGCGCTAGCTTCAGCAGAAGACTGTCTTACATCCAGAAAGAACAATCCTTCGTTTGGCAAACTTCTATACTCTTGATAGTTAACATCATATCTTACTTCAGTAGAAGTAGCTACTACTCCAGTAGTTTTGAGTACTGGAATACCAGATATAGTATTTAATCTTCTACGACGCCTTCCAAATAAAAACGGACCCCAAAACGGGAATAACGGTTGTACATTATAGAAAGGATACATAATTACCTCCTTTCTTTATTAGCAACCACAACCACAGCCACTGTTATAACCTACGCCATTAAAAGCTGCGTCACCAGCATAAGCTCCCATAGCAGCAGCTCTAAATATCTCAGGATTATAGCATGACAATTGCGGGTAAGGAACGCTTACTGTATTAGGTAATTTACATTTAATACCATCCACATCTGACTGTAAAGAGTTCAGTTTAGTTACAATCGGAGCAGTAGCAGAGCTAATCATATTACCAAAAGTAGCTGTCTGATGTTCTTGACTTAACTGAGTAAGCAGTGTGGAATTTCTCTCACGTAAACTGTCAATCTTATCAAGTAATGCCTGATTCTGCATAGCATCTAACTTAGCAATTATAGATTGAGTATTAGCAGCGCCACTATCGCGAAGAGCTAAAGTATTGCTGTTCATAGTATTAACTAAGTTGTTAGTCTGATTGCATACAGACAGCTGGTTTTCATAACCCATCTTAGTAATATTGTTATTTACAGCATCAATAGATCTCTGAGTAGTGCAGCAGCAGTTAGCCAACTCAGAAGCAAGAGTTGCATTACCAGAAGTAATAGCATTAATTACTTCACAGCTAGACAATTTAGTATCACAAGAAATCTGACTTACACCAGAATTGATAGTATTAAGAGCTGTCTGAACAGCATTAATATCACAATTCAAAGTATTAGACAGTGAGCTTATAGCTTCCTTATTGCCATTAATAGCTTGCATTAACAGGCTGGTATTAGCATCAGTATTCAGCTGAGAAGCTAAACGACCTGCGTCATTACCTCCACGACCGAAACCGTTACCACCAAAACCACCCCAGCAGAAGAAGATCAAAATGATCCAAATCCACCACCAACCGCCGTTTCCACCGAAACCACCGTTGTTCATCATAGCCATCAAAGCAGCCGGATCCATACCTTTATTAGCGTTTTGCATTAAAGCAGCAAGACCAGCATCAATACCACGATCCTGCACAATAATTCTATCTTCTAACATAATTGATTTAATTTAAAAATTGATTTTTATTAATATCTAACGTAGCGAACAGCTTTGCCACGTCCATATTCTGAATAAGGTTCGTACTCTTTTTCTCTTTCGAGCATACGTTCATAGTCATCTTCATAATCTCTAGCTCTGCTAGTAGAATATACTCTACGACCACCACGCATCATGCCACCTCTTCTACCACCTCTACGGAATAAGCCTATGCGTTCAAACTCGTCATCATCGTCATCTTCGTATTTGTCACGCTTTTCAACTTCTTCCTCATAGCATTCCATTTCAGCTTGTCTGATCTTATCACACATAACGTAAATATAGTAGTACCACATCTTACCTTCATCAATGTCTTTATCATTGATCCAAGCCTTTGCCAATTCAACAAAATGCTTAGTGCTATTAGAGTTGGTCATACTTATAATTACTTTATAGTAATCAGAATAAACCATGTTAAGTGCTACGAACCAATCATAACGGTTAAATCTGCTACCCAGATTTATTCCGTACTGACTAGCTAATGCGGTAGTTTCTTCTACAGACCAATGCGGTCCACGAGTACCATCCTCATTTTCCATTTTACTTACAGCTTTACGAGCATGTTCCTCATTGAAGTGAGGACCGTGTTCTGCTTCGTAAGCCTTTACACGAAATATTCTATGCATATTATTATTGATTAATATTATTGAATATATTGATTATCATTTTGGTAACTCAATTACACGAGTATCAGTTACCTTGATTATTGGATTACTGTTAACTATCTGATATTTTTTGGTACGCATACGTTTCCAATCAAAGTGCAAGAACCTAATAAAGCCGTTACGGTACTTATTCTTGTATTCTTTCTTCTCTTCTACAAACAGAATCTACTGATTCTTAATATCTAATGTGGCTTTAAGGATTGAATCCTTTCTACTAACTATGATAGTTGTTAATGGATTAATTTTAAGTTCTTCGTCGAAATCTATTAGCTTATGTTTTATAATAGTTCTAACTGAATCTTTAATCTCGGTATTGATTACATTTATATTAGTTAGGTTCTTGTCTTTGATTTTAAGCTTTTTCTAAGCATCCTTGGTTTCTTTTAATAAACTATCATTACTAGTATTTAGTTCTTCTATAGTAAGCTATAGTACTCTGTTTAACTATTCTTTCTAGGATGCTAGTTGTTCATAAGCTCTAACATTGTTAGTTATTCTGTCAATCTCTTTATTCTTTTTCTGTAGCTAATGGTTCTAAACAAAAACAGTCGCAATAAGTAAACTAACTAAACCTACTGCGACTGCTCTGAAATTCCTTGTAAACCAATTAACTATCTAATTCAGTATTGGAATCATCTGGTAATTCTTTATCTAATGGTATATCTAAATATTTCTCTCCTTTTGCTTTTATAACCTTCTTGAGGATTTTCCATATCTTCCATTGAGGATATAAGTCGCTAAATGATTCTAGTAACGACCAAAACTCAACTAAGGCTATCATTCCTGCTACTATTTCTACAGCATACAGGTTAATAGAGGTTACTACCAGCTAATCTATTATTGACGCACTAGTTATTGCTACTGCTGCATCTCTAGTCTTCCATATAGTTTTCCATGCTTTATGTGATTCAATCTTAGGATGCCCATATTTTTTAGAGACTTTATAACCATAGATAGCATCAAGTAGTATCAATGCACCGACAGCAGTGATAGGAACCCATACAGGCGCGAATATAGAAAGTAACCCAGTTATAACAGAAGCTACGCATTTATCCGCACTACTGAACATGTTCTTAAATATTGACATAGTATGTTCTCCTAATTGTTGGTAATTCATAGATAGTAGCTGATAATAAAAATCAAATAAAGCCCTAACAGATTAAAAGGGGAGTAAAATCTGAGAGGGCTCGAAATTCCGTTTGAGATTATAACTATATAACGATAAGGTTTATTTAAAGTTTCTATTTTGAAAATCTTCTTGCATAAACTAATAGCTCTTTATAGCGTAATATTTTCTTTAATAGATTAATACCATTACAATGTTTAAGCCAACCTATATGACTACACATTTCTTGCTTATAATTTTCCATTGTAATGTTCTTTTTTCTATTCAATCTAGCAGCTTTCCTACACATACTACGCTTAATATTCTTTCTTACTAAAGTATAGTCATGCCTTATTACATAACCTACAAAAGATATACCTCTGTCTTCTACTTTAAATATCTAATAGTTATCTTTGAAAGTTAATTTTAAAGTATCTAAATACTATTTCATTTCTTCAAACAGTTCTCGTAAATACTCTTTATCCTTATGTAGTATTACTATATCATCTGCATATCTGAAGTAATATTTAACCTATTTATCTTCTTTAAGCCAGTGGTCAAAGTAAGTAAGATACAGATTAGCAAAGAACTAAGATAAGTAATTACCAATAGGTACACCTTCTGCTGAATCTATTATTTCATCTAATAGCTGTAATAACTTCCAATCTTTTATCTTCTTTCTTATTATGCTTTTTAATACTTCATGATCTATACTAGGATAGAACTTTCTGATATCTAACTTAAGACAATAAGTAGTATTATCTACATCTTTTAAAGCTTCTTTAACATTATGTAATGCTTCGTGAATACCTCTGTGTTTAATGCAACTATAAGTATCTTTAATAAAGATAGATACCCATATAGGTTCCATTATATTCATTACAGCATGATGTACTATTCTATCTGGATAATAAGGTAATCTAAATATTAATCTTTCTTTAGGTTCTCTGATTATAAATGTATTATATTCAGAAGTTTTATACGTACCGTTAATTAAATTCTGCTATAGTTTTTTAAGTAATTCTTCTTTATTCTAGTCAAACTCTTTGATATCTTTTCTACTAGATTTATTTCTTCTAGCTTTCTTATCTGCTAAATATAAATTGTCTAAGCTAACAATCTTATCGAATAAATTATTATATCTCTTCATAAATAATATTTTCTGAAATACCTTCGTGCATCTTCACTTTCGCTACCAATGCACTTAAGAAGCATGTCATATTTTACCAAGAGGTAAGGTTCAGCCCTTGATTTTTTGTCAGTTATAATTTTTTTAATGTATTTCAGTGTCCTGACATTCGCATTGGAATTGTCTAACTCATTGTTAGAATTCAAATTGAACAAACCTGCATTAGACTCATTGTCTGAGTTACTGCTGATTTACTCACGACTGCAACCTTTTATTGGTTAATTAAAACCAGTTTTCTTCAGATTCTATAGAATCCAATTGTTCATAATCCTCATCATTTAACTCTAATGTAGCTGGAGCAGCTGGCAATGCCGGTTCACCATAGAAGGTAATTCGAGTCCCGACAGACGCAGCGGAACCGTCCAACCCATCGCCAGAATACAAACCGAACAATCCCGCACCAGACCCAATGCCCGAGCCACCGCCGATTAGAAGAGTTCTAGGTGTAGCTGTAGCACTAGTCCAGTGATAATCACAATAATAAGTTGTAGCACTAGCTCCATTTCCTACTACAGTTGGGAATAGATCTGCCTAATTATTATTAACGAGTTTTTTTACATATTGACTAGTAGTTGTACTTTCTTTAAAGTCTTGTAACTCATAACCTGCTGCAATTAACTGTTCTGCAGTAGGATTATCACCTCCTTCAAATGTACCAAACTTAGTATAATCTTTGCAAATATATACACTATTATCAGTACCAGCAACTACTACATCAATTACATTCTTCCATACATGACCAAATGGATTCTCAATACCACGGTATCTAGGAACATTAACTGTCTTAGTACCAGTAGATGTACCCTCTGCATTAGTATTAGTATGTGTATATTCGATTATACCAGTACCGTTACCTAATGATTTAGTAGTACCACTAGGTACAAAAGAATATGTAGTAGCTCCATTTACAGTTACAGTTCCTGTAGTTACACCTTCACCTAAACCACCTTGATGATAACCTTCTGCAGTTAAATTGGCATTAAATGCTTTCTGACTATTCAAAGTAGCATATTCTACTACGAATAACCAAGTAAGATCTCTATGCGCACCGTAGGTATAGATATTCCAATTGTTAGTACGATTATTCCCTCTAGCAAAGGTTTGGAATTGGTTTCTAGTTTTATTTACTACAGGTTTCAGTTTAAGTGTTGAAACAGCAATTGACCTAAGCGTATTCTGTGTATCTACACTACCCGTATTAATAACACCCTCATACGCTCCAATGTATTTCTTTTCTACTTTGGTATAACCGGGGAGATTATATTCGCTCATACGAATCTCAACCGTATTGTCTGGAGTAGCTACTAATAATCTATAATGCTCTGGTATTTCTACCATTATTTCAGGAGCCATACCATTACCACCATCAGTTATAGTAGCACCATCTTCCCATTTATTCCAATCGTCTGCTTTTAAATACCTCTTAGTATTGTCATCATTATTAATAGTACACCCTCTCATCTTACTTTGGATAGGAAGCGTTCTATGCATTTCCATATTACCAGTACGTACACCATCAGGACTAGAACTATTAGCTAAGTCAAACTTAACACCATACCACAGTTCGTTTTCATTTCTACTAAGCTTACCAATCTCTTCATCAAGAGTAACTGCAGCACTTATAGCACTAGGACTATCTGCTAAGTAATTAGTACTTGATAAGTCAGGCATTTCATTAGCTTCAGTTAAACCTACCTTGTCATTTACTTTAAGTATAGTACTTCTAAGCTCTGTAATATCTTGATTTAAAGCTGTCTCTAAACTGTCAATATTACCTTGAAGTTCTGTATCCTTAGCTTTTAATCCGTTTACAGCTGCTTCTCTAGCAATCTTTTCATCATTAATAGCATCGGGAAGAGTTTCGTTGATAGCTATCTTCTCAGCACCAGTCATTAAACCAGCGACAGTATTAGTAGCAGGAGTAATAGTAATATCAGCTAAAGTAGACTATACATATTTACCTCCACTCTTTTCTACTCCAGTAAGACTGATAGTAATATTATTAACATCTGTCTGATCTAACTGGAATGTACTTAATAAATTATCTGGCATAGAACCAACTACATTCTCCATAGCTTTACCCTTACCGCCATCATAAGCAGTACCAGTAATATCACCAATGATAATAGCATTAGAATCAATGTGTACCCATTGTGAACCAGACCATCTAAATTGATAGCTTACTTCACCAGGAGTTACATTAACATAGATTTTATCTCTCTCACCTACTATAGGAGTTTCATGTTCAGCATCTGCATATAACTGTATATTCTAAAGTACTCCAGTAGGAGATACAGTATAAGTAGCATATGCATCCATTACATCATCAACATATGAAGGCAATTGACTAGCAGGTACTTTACCATTACCATCAAGTTCAGCAAGGCCGTTAGGTTGACCCTTTAATGCTTTGAAGTCTTGTAAGTCTTCATTTACATCATCAATCTTAGTATCCAGTCTATCTACTTGAGCTTTTACAGCAGCATCACCTTTATTAATAGCATCTACTATACTACTACCTTTAAAGTAGTTATTGCTACTATTATCAGGTAAAGATATAATGTCACTATTCTTATCATAGTTTAAACCAACAGATTGAACGATCTCTTTAATGTGAGTCCATTGGTCTACATTAGCATCTCTATTCAGTGGTATCCATTTCTTAAGATCAGGACTATATGACTTAATAACATTACCAGTACTGTCTGTTGCTAAGTCAATCCAGTAAGAAACCTCTTTAGGATTTGGAGCATACTTAGATGCTATGAAATTAGGATTTTCTTGTTTAACCATATTTGCAAATATTTAATAATTAAATAATCTCCTGTTCTGGAGTATTGTATTCTTTCTATCTTGTATATTCATCATTGAAATATACAATATTGTTTTCATTATGTTATTGGATTTAATGCTACAACTTGACCAGCTTCAGTCTTATCAAAGTAATTAACTACAGCAAATTCCTCATCTGCTGCCTAACCGTCTCTACTGCTTACATAACTCCTAATAAACTGCTGACCTCTCTTTTCACTATTACCCGCTACATATCCATATCTGAATGCAGTACTTATACTATCATTGTATATAGTGCCATTCTCATTCATAGCGATTACTTTAATCTATCCTTCCTCAGTCATAGTATCAGTATTCAGACATCTAACAGATCCTATTATTATATCTCCGTCTACATTAGTCTAATCATTCCATGTCTTATACTATTTACCATTAAATGTAACATAACCATTAACGGAAGTACTTAAAGTACCTTTATGTGTAAAGTCTCTCTATATCGTTAAATTGGGCATACCTTCTACGCTATCATCTACAGGATTAATTTTATACCATCTATCAACGTATTTAACAGCTTCTCCAACCCATATTTTATTAGGCATACCTTCTTCAGACACCCAACCATCTTTATCAGCGAATACAAATGATTGACCTGTTACTCCCATATCACTACCCTTCATTTGATATGCTTTTACTATAACTCCTCCTTTATAAGCAGTACATTCAACAGTCACAATACCGTCATTTTTATTTCCAAACCAGTTTCCTCTAAGCTATACAATTAACTATTCCGGCATAGTTAAACTAGGATCATTAGTATATACATCTTGTATGGATTTAATGTCTACCATTACACACTCTGCTCCAGATTGAGTGTTATCGCCTCCCCAGTATAAAAACGGTTGAGTTCTATTTTCAGACGAACCCCAACTCCATCCTACTATTTCACTAGGGATACTAGGAGCGTTAGTGATGTTAGTACCGGTATCAAAATCTCTACCGTTAGAATCAGTCCATATGAATCTCAACTATATACTATTGAAATCATAGAAGTAAGCTACATCATCCCTAGTAGGCCATATATGATTTACTCCATCAAATACATCAGATATATTAGTATTGCCTACAGTTCTCTTTTGTAGGGGAACTGCTCGTCCCCCTGCTATACCTAACTCTAACATTATTCACTCTCCTCATCAATAATATTATAAGTCATACCTGCTACTTTAGTAAGCTAATTATATTCAGCTTCAGTACCAGTCCATATAGGTAATGATATCTTACCATTATTAGCACTAGGTAATGCTAAAGTAACACCAGTACCTTTGTTCATTGCCTGTTGTACTGGATCTAATACAGATATCTTATTCTCACTAATAAGTTTATTTATTAGCTAAGTGATATACTCTTCATCAAGTAATTCACCAACATTACCAAGATTATTCTCAATATTAGTAATCTTATTATTGATACTAGTTATACTCTGTTCAATATCATCTATACTAGATTCTAGATTAGTAATTCTATTATTAACATTAGTTATCTTACTATCTAGATTATTTATTTTACTAGTAAGTTCAGATATACTTTGATTAACTTCATTTTTGAAATCACCTATTGAAGATTCTATAGTAGTATCTACGTAGGTCTTAAGTTCATTCTTAGCTTTAGTAATTTCACTATTTATATAGCTTCTTAAATCACTGATCTATTGGTCAATCTTACTATCTAACTCTTGTATATTCTGAGTTAATTCAGTAATTTTCTGTTGAATAGAACTTAAGTCTCCTCCTATTATTTCAGTTATATCCTAACGCAGCTCTTCAATACTAGAATTGATATTAGTAATATCCTACTTGATACCATTAATTTCATTTCTAATATCATTAATCTGAGTAGTTAACTCTTCTACTTTCTAATTAATATACTACCACAGTCTATTAACTTCTTCTTTCAGTTCATCTTTAAACTCAGCTAATTCATTTCTGATTTCAGTTATAGCTTCATTAATAAACTGTTCTATCTAGTCAAGAGCCTTATTAATATAATCAATGATAGCATCTACTTGCCTATCATTCAGATCTAGCATCTCCCATGTATTAGTATCATTACGATAGTATCTAATACAACCACCATAGTAATTAGAAGTAACGTCAATCCAATAATCTACTTCTAGAGGATTAGGCTACGTATCTGATGCTCTAAATCTAACTATCTCTCTCTGTAACATATATTATGCTTTAAATGTTGTTATTTTATCTTCTGTTCCATCATCATATACATCAATATGAACCCAGGTAACATCTTCCTCTAAACGTACTTTACATGGTAATAACAAAGGTTTAGCCTTTATTATCTCTCTTACTTCTTCTGCAGTCTTATCATCACAAGTAAAGTCAATAGCATTACCTGTTACATGTGCAGATACATATACTCCTTTCTTACTCTTTACTAAAGGACACATATTACAACGCATACCTCTTTGATGCATATTACCAATATTGATATGCATTGGCATTCGTAAAATATCAGTACGTAGACACAGTAATACGTGTAGTAACTAAGTACTTAAGAACATCCATGATTGTTCTCCAAACCTACTATATATGTGGTTACATACTAATTCTTTTACATTAAAGTAAGGTTTAAGCTGTTTAATTATTTCTTCTCTCGGCATCATTGTTATTCATCATTAGAGCATCACCAACTAGATTGGCTGCTACGTTCATACCAAATTGTTTAGTATCATTATCTATCTCACTTACCTTTACGTTGATTTGAAGGAGCAGAAGATATATCTGCTCCAACAATTCTCTATCTGTCATATGTGCTAAGTACGGATTCATTAGAAACTAATAGTTTGATCTCCTGTTTGTAACTAGAACGATTTAACTAACTTATACCTATCATTCTCACGTACATATATATTCCCTATATTCCCAGCATAAATAGTTCCTCTATTAATAGCTAAACCATTAGAAGTTTTCCATGTGAATGTGTTAGGTACTATAAAACCTAAATATACAGTTTCACCTTCTACTGGCGTCTAACCAGAAGGGAATAAGTAACCAGTACTATAAGTAATACTAGTTAAAGTAAGCTTATTGTCAACTACCTATTGCCCTGCTTGGATAACATTTGTAAATACTTGAGCACCACTCTCTGCTTGAGTTAAAGTAATCTTAGCACTTCTCTAGTTAGTTGTTAAGTTCTATGCTACAGTTATATATGTAGTGTTGGTTGTAGTTCTTGCAGCATTAACCCAACTTGCGTTTGACGAGAATTCGTAGTTTAGAGATTCTGTAGTTTCACTACCGTCGCTTTTAAGTACAGTCTTATAAGAATTCACTGTAAGCGTCTCGTTCGTTTCTGCTGCAGTTACGCTTAAATTCGTCGGAGTTACGTTAAACGTATATGTAGGAGTATAACCGCTTTGAGTTATCTTTATAGATTGAGTCTTACCAGATTCATTCTATGTAAAGTACACATTTGCAGATCTAGAAGATGTAGATGAATTAGAACTTATAGTAAATCTACCATTACTATATGTTGCCCACGAAGGTAATGTACTACTATCTATACTATATCCTAAACTGATCTGATTACCATTTACCAACTTATATGAAGTAAAGCCTATATCTCCTGTACCACCACTAGCTCCAACATTAACTTGCCATGGACTAATTGTAAATACATACTCAATAGTAGGTTCAGCACCTGCTTGAGTAACTGTACAAGTAGCTGACTTACCACCATGAGTTGCTTTAATAGTTGCGGTTCTACTAGATGTAGATGTATTCTCTCCTAATGTTAAAGTACTAGGTGAAGAAGTACTGCTAAGACTACCTAAGTTAGTAGACAGTGTAGGATTGCCTGTTTCTTCAGTAACATCTCCGCTAGCCCAATGTACAGTTCGCTTAGCACTAGCTGTAATAGTAGAAGTACCTCCACTGCTAGGTAAACTAGTAGGATTAGCTGATACAGTTATTACCCATTCTCCATATGAACTAACAGTATCCCCATTTTGTGACAAATTAATAGTAGCTGTCTTATTAGATTCATTCTGAGTTAAAGTAATTTTACCTGTTCTATTTGAAGCAGTCTAATTAGCAGAAGCACTTACTGTAGTTCCACTTATAGAGAATCCAGTACCAGATGCGCTAGAAGTTTTTAATGATACACTTATATCACCACTCTATTCTACTCCATCTAATACCTTTCTTTTGTAAGAACTATAAGTAAACTATTTACTACCACCACCAGCTCCAAATGACATACTAGTAGGAGATACTGTTAAGTAGTAATTCCAAGTCTCTGCTTTCTTACGTATATCATCTATCTTTACACATTCGTTAGCTCCATAAGTAGAAGCATTCTCAATAACGATTAATGAATTAATAGCTAAAATCTAGGTCTTAGTAGGGCATTCTGTCCCACTCTTACCTAGACTAAGCTTACTTAATATCATAGAATATGTTGCTATTTCATTACTCATGTTGCTTATTCTTTAAAGTTTCTATTTCAGCTTTAAGCTTTTCAATCTCATCCTTAAGCATCTTAACTCCTTCAATAGCTAATACACCTAACATCTCATACTCTACCTTCTTAACCTTAACATACTCTTCACCATCTTTAGTGAATGATTCAAACTGTTCGGGATTACTTACTTCAGACTTAAGAGTATCACTTTCAGTTACTATATCTTCAAAACCTAATTCCTCTAAGTCCTATGCTATCGTACCTATTTGCTTCTAATCATTCATTATAAATGATACAGTAGGTATAGAACATATCTGATCTAGAGTGTAGTCTAAAGGTTTAATATCTGATTTTAAACGAGCATCAGATTCTTTGAAGAAACCACCTGCTGCAGATACTTTACCAGAAGATGCTACATTACCACCTATGTAAAGTTTATTATCTCCAGCAATAGATCCAACATTAACCCCAACAATTACTGATCCACCGTTAGCACACATAAGTATATTCTTAGTACTAGCACCAGTAGAAGAATACCTATGGTTTAAATATAGATGGTTAGTATATGAATTTATTTCATTTGTGTGTTCTATATTTATACCTCCAGCTGCGCTAATAATATCATCTCCAGCATATATGGACTATTTAGGAGTTATAGTTACCATTCTAGCTACTCCAGAAGTGGGCATAGCTGCATTACTTATAGATTCGACCATGTTACGATAGTCACTGCTATTGCTATAATAAGCATGTACTACAAAAGATTGGAATTGTCGTATTTGTTTAAACCACAAATGAACCTTACCATCATGGATAAATACTTTTATATCACCAAATCCAGCTCCGTTATTAACCCCAGAATACTATATTATTGAGTTTCCTGTATTATAATTATAGAACTATATTACTGTATCAAACGGAGGTGTAGTATAATAGGAATTACCGAATATTCTTACAGTAATCATTGCATCAACACTAGATGCATTTCTTAATTTTACCAAACATCCTTTATCATAGTTATATACCATTTTTGGTGAATAACGCTAATCTAACTCGTTAGCATAATTACCTTTATGAAGTAATTTATAATGAGTACCTCCATAATAGAAAGTTGCTCCTTCATCTAAACTATCTACTCTACCTAATGATATACACGGATGAGTTGATAGTTTATCATTATACAGATATGCACCTAATGAGTTAGTATATCCTACTTCTGCAGTTTGTGTTCCACTATTAATAAACTGTATATAACTAGAAACATCAGTTCCATGTAAAGTTAAAGGAGTTACTGATGAAGTTTGATTTATTGTTAATGCTCCCGTCATAGTATCCCCAGCTTTCTTTACAAAAGCAGATGGACTGATACCACCAACTGTGTCAGCATTGCCAGCATTAGCTGGCTTACCAACGCTTACAGTCTATGCACTACCTCCAGATGGAGTTACTGTGAAATTACCAGCAGAACCATTAGCAAATGTATAAGTAGTATTAGTATTCTATGCAGGTATACCTAATGCAGTTATATCAGCTTTAGTTACCGCAGTAACACTAGCTACATGACTAGTAGAGTCAGTAGAGAACTTATAGAATCCAGATGCTTTGCTAGGTGCAGAACCAGCAGGATGTACATAGTTATTATATGTGGCTCCTTTAGTTAAAGTAAGAGTATCACCACTAATGGATGCAGTAGTAACAGCGTTACCAGAACCAGCCACAGTTACTTTACCAACTTTCTTAGCTAATTCTGTATTCATAGTAGACTACAGATTGTTAATATTAGTCTGTAACTGAGCATCACCATCCTTTCTAGCTTGTATCTCTACATTCAAATCATTAGTAATCTCAGATGAACTACTCTCAATAAGCTCTTCTAGTCTGTTTACTTCAGTAGTTACTCTGTTATCTAGATTAGTAATTCTATTAGGTATATTGACATCTAGGTTCTATTTATCAGTAGCAGTCATTACACCAGCTGCAGATTGTGTAGCAGCAGGTATAGTCTATGACTTAGTAATAGGATTCGCATATGAATTACTAGCTGCAGATAAATCAGATTGCTTATAGTTAATAGTTACAGTAGAAGCATTCCTAGATGTTGCATCTACACCTGTAACTAAGTTCTTAGGTAATGAGTTAAGCTTATTACCTGGGTTCTCTATACTACCAAATTCATCATACAAATCATCTAATCTACCTTTATCTATTGCAGACATAGCGCCTGCATTAGTAGTTGTAGCTGATGGTATATCTATGTTATCATCCTGTAATGGACCATAATTCAAACCATCTTTAGATGTATACTTGTAGTTAATCTTAACTAACTCACCAGTACTAGTAGTAGGAGTAAGGTATGAAGTAAGTTTAGTAGGCATACTATTTAAAGCATCTCTATTAGCTTTACCTTTATCTCCAGGATACGCCGTACTAGGAGTTTCACCTAATGCCAAACTCTAACTAATCTCTAAGTATTGAGTACCAGTCCATCTATATGTTAGATTAGTATCCTTAGCTACATATATCTTACCTGTTTCGCCAGTTTGAGGAAATTGAGCTTTAGTAGAGAACTCTAATACATCATCTACATAAGATGGTAATTGAGCTGCAGGAACCTTACCAGTTGAGTCTAATTCAGCTAAACCACCAGGTTGACCTTTAGTACTAATGAACGCATTTAAACTATTAGTAATAGTAGTATCGCCTGCTTTTCTATCTTCAATCTCTTTCTGTAAAGCGTCCTCTAGTTTATCGGTAACTCCATCAAACTTATTCTCTATACGGTCTATCTCTGCTTCTCTATCGGCAATCTCCTTATCAATCTTATCATCAAGATCGTCTATTCTATTATTTATATTGGAGTCAGCTTCCTTTAGATCTTCAATCTGCCCAGGTATAGTAGTATTAAGTTCTACATAGTCTTCCTTACTCATTAGACCGTCCATAGATGCAGTAGCATTAGCTATACGTATATCCATATAGATGTTGTTACCACTCTTAATAGTGTTCCATGATACACACGGAGTACTATTCTGTCTAAAGGTAATGCCATTGGTTACTAAATCATAAGTAGATGTATTAGTACCGTCTTTAAACTTAATGTTAGTTAATGCTAAATTACCTATATATACATACTGACCATTATCTGTAAGTACTTTAGTACCATCTCCAGTAGTCTTAATAACTGTAGTAGTATACTGTTCCTTACTATAGTTTAATGAACCATCTACAGCAATAGTATCAAATACTACTTGAGATATATTATCTGTATCTTCTTCTTTAATAAAATCGGGAGATTCAATATATATAGTACCACCAACTATAGCTACTTCAGTTGCTAAGTCTAATCCGTTTCTATTAGAGTTAATAGTATAGATAAGCTTACCTTCTTCTATAGCCTGCTTTAATGCGTCATAATCTTCTTGACTTACTTTACCATCAACGATAGTAGGATCAAAGATATACATAGTCATATCTTTAAACTCTATCATTCGGATCTTACCATTTCTTTCACCATCTTGGAATGGAATCATTTCCTATCCTGTGACAGCAGTACGTTCTGAAGCTTGACTAATCTTTAAACCTTTAATTCTTGCTATCATTGTCAATCAAATTATTTTCTTTCTACTATTCTAACAGTACTACACCGTTATCTTCCCATAACCAAGGATCTGCATCCTCTGTTAACAATGCTAATACATAAGGATCATACAATCCTCTAAAGTATCCATTACCACAACCACACTTAATACAATACGGTTTGAGTTTCATAGGTATACCACTATATAACTGTGGTTTAACCTAATGTAAGTATCTCTTTAGTATTTCAGAATCTATAGGAGTAGTAACACTAGATGTGTTACTAAACTCCAATAAATCTGTCAATTCATTGTATACTATGGTTGCTACAACATCTCTATTGTTCCTAAGTATATTAGTTTTAAGTATAGAGTTTGTTTTACTGTTTATATATTCTTTTGCTTTATCCATAGTAATTATACGTTAGCGTATGTTTTAGTTGTAAGATTGTTTTTTGCAAATATTAAACCTTCTGTTGGGTTTAAATTAGCAGTGTATGTATCGCTTCCTAATACTTTCTATATGTATATACTACCATTTCCAGATATGAGTATCTACGAACCATTACTACATCTAACATATATGTTTCCCTAGTCAGGAGACTAGTCCTAAGTTCCGTATATATCTATTAGATAAAAGTCTGAATCTGTAGATTGAGGTACTCTCAGTCCACTAAAACTATTACCTGCCAATATTACTTTACCGTGAGTACTATCTCCTACATTAAGTTCATTAATTTCTCCAGAAGAATTCCAAGTGATATTACCTTTTGCTAACTATCCACTACCATCAGAATTTAAACCAAACCACTCAGTAAATGGAGTCTGGGCCTGACCCATGCGCATGCCTGTTGAATCTAACTTAAACTAATAGTCATTAGTAAGCTGAGATATATTGTTCTTTTTTATATAAGTACCTACTGTAGACAATCCACCAGTATTGTTAATCATACTTAATCCGCTACCGTCTAGCGTAAGCTTAGTATCAGATGTAGTTAACTACAACTAACTATTCTCAGAATCAGCAGCTAAGTGTATACCTCCAGCTCCAAAGTAAGCTTCACCATTCTCAAAGTCTAACAAGAAATTAGGTCTAAATGAGTTAGAAGTGTTCATAGGATCTGAAGTATTAATCAAATGATATTCAGAACTATCACCACCACTAGCATTCTTACCTCTTTGTGAGAACATCAGGTTATTATTAAATACAGCTCCACCTACTAATGAGTTAGGTGCAATAAGTAAGTCAGTATAGATAGCTTCAAAGTTTTTTAATGGTTCCCATGCTCCAGAGGTATCTGTTCCTGGCGATTCATTATTCTGCTACGTACCAATCCATGTCATTACGGCTTTTAAAAAGAAATAGTGATTGCCTTCAGTATCTCCTCCAGTATCATATACATATGGAGCAGTTTCTCCATCGTTAATGTAAGGGGTAGTAGTACTATATATACCCATAGGATATGCTATAGGTTGTGAACCTACTGGATCTGGAGTAATTATACCACCCATAGGGTTAGGTTTAGACCAATATTGACCAGACTCTAATTCGTCATTTATTATTCTACATTGAATAAACCATATGTAGTTATATTCATCACCACTAACTAACTCAGGAACATCTATAGACCAACCTTTTGGATCTCTCTTACGCTTCATAGTGTCGCTCCATTGTTCTCCTGTATAAGTAGTTTCAGTACCTTTACAGTATCTAACTTCATAACCTACTCCAGGAACACCTGAACCACCATTATCACCAGTCATACCAGTCATATAGTATGGATCGCACCAGTCTTCTATCATAGTATTATCACTACCATTGATATAAGCAAAAGTAGCCCATAAGACTTTACCATTACTTAAAGCAGGAGCTGAAGAACTCCAACCAGAAGGATAACGAGTATCTTGGTCTAACGAAGGAGCTGAACTCCAACTATTGTTTCTAGCAAATCTGTATTCATAGTAGTTACCATCCATGCCTTGAACCTTACCTACATTTACCCAGTCACTACCATTCCATACCCATAAGAAGCCATCAATAACCCAACCGTCTCCTATTTCATTACCACTAGTTGGAAGATCATCTGTAGAATCTAAAGTACCTTTAATAATAACTCCTTGTCCAGTTACTTTTACTACAGCACCCCATTCTATTACCGTGCCAGTTTCACCTTGAACCAATGCTATACATTTCCACCATATACCAGTAGACATATCAGGAGTAAGTACCCAACCATCACCAGGATTATATGGGTCATTACTAGTAGGCTTCTCAGGTTGAGTCTGACTTTGCTTAAATGCTTCTACTTGATAATTAAAATTATTACCATCTAGACCAGGTACACCAGTAATTAAGTAAGGACCTTGCCAACCTCTTTCTTCTTCAGGTAAGGATTCATCAATTACTAACTTATTATCAAAAGTAACAAGGGCTTGAATACCCCATATAGCTTCTTTACCAGTAGCAGTAGGCATACCTACACTCCAGATACTACCAGGATTAATATTCAATCTATCTGGATCTCTAGGTTTAACGTCGCTACCAGATGTCTTAGTATACATTACTCTAAGGTGTTGACCATCTTGACCATTGTCTCCATATTTAGCCCATAATGATGGAGAACTAAAGTTGCCCCATTTATGTGTATCACCTTTATACTTTCTCTGGCTAACCCATTCGTATTGGAATTCTTTACTTACTCCAGTAGGATTATCTGTCCAAGGTTGTTCACCAGGAGCTGATTGAGGTATATATTCATCTTGATCTGGGTTGTTATCTGTAATCTCTTTAGGAGAAGCAGGTAATTTAGTAATCTGATATATATACTCTACGCCATCACCATCTTTACCGTTTACACCCCATTTAGACCAAATAGTAGGACTACTCCACTCACTCCAACTACCATCAGTTTGTAAGTTATGAGAACAAACCCATTCGCATTGATATTGCTCACTAATACCTGTAGGATGATCAGTCCACCCTTGTCTAATAGCTTCAGTCTGGCTGTTACCTGTAGGTTTAGTAGGTGTAACTAAACTAGTTACAGTAAGCTTATACACGAATTCAATATTACTACCATCAGCTCCATCATGACCATCTGCTCCTGTAAGACGTACAGGTGTACTCCAAGGAACTACAATAGTTCCTTTACTAGAGAAAGTAGCAGTAGACATCCATACATAACCATTAGGGTTACTATCACTACCAGACCATCCTTCAGGATATGTTATAGTGTTAGTATCATAATCCCAACTACCACCTACAGGAGTATCAGGTCTTTCTATACTCTTAGTAGACTTATATGCTAATACTACTCTAGTAGTATCTCCATCTATACCTGGTACACCATCAATACCATCTTTGCCATCCTATCCATCTTTACCATCTTTACCATCTTTACCAGCATCTCCTGTTCTACCTGCAGGTATACCAAATGAGAATAGGAATTGGTCTTTATCCAAAGATACAGATGCAGTAGGTGTACTTGATTCATATACATCCTTAATTGCAGCTTTAAACTTAGAATTACCTATAACTATATCAGCTACAGATTCAAGCGGTAATTTATAGTTATTGCCTTTTTCTGCAGTAACAATGTATTCACTACCTGTAGCTTCAAGCTTCTCTTCTAAGTCCAATATCTTTACACCATCACATTTTTGTATCATATCTATTTATTTTATAATTTACAATAACCATTACTGCAATTTCCTGTACTGCAAGTATTGTTAGAACAAGAGTAACAAATACCACTAAATAAAGTAGCAGAGTTACGCTCTTTCTCTAAATGAAGACACTTATCGTTTTCTGTATTGAAACAATCACCTTTCTGAGTAAGAATAGCATTGTTACAGCAAGTACTAGCTGCACATTTTGGTTTGATAGATATCTCAAGTAATCTACAGATATCTACATATAATTGTAAAGCATCACGATAGTAATCGGATGCTAAAGCATACTCAAGCAACTATCTCTTAAAGACTACTAGCATTATATTCTGCATAGTCTAATCATCTAAACAAGTTGAACAGTGAGTATGTAATTTCCTAATTTCTGCCATATACACAATTGAAGGATTATAGTATATGCCATGAAAATGAATTTCTTCCTATTCCGTAAAACATCTCAAAGTAACGTATTTCATATTCCAATCTAGTTCTAGAATATCGTCATTAGTTACAGTTACATTATTTTCGGAATCTACTGTAATATTCTCAGAAAAGCTAATGTTATGTATAGGACTGTCTTCAAGTATGTTCTTTAAATTCCATACTTCATCTATATAAACTTCCTTACCATAGTTACTAAGATCTACTTCAGTCTCTATCTTAAAGGTCAGTTTATCACCATCTATTTGTATATTTGTTAATTTGTCCATATATCAACAATAAAAAAAGTGGAGAGTGGAATATTCCACAACTCCACTTCTGTAGTTTGTAAAAGGAATCTTATCCCAAATTCAATCTCTCTAACGTGGATTAGGCAATTGTCTTACCAGCAATAAATGACTGAATACCCTTATCTACAATAGAATTAACTAAACTAGGACAATAAACTTCCGTAGTCAACGGAGTAGTCTTGATGTACTGATTATCATTGCTCAAGTACAGGTTATCGTTTTCAATGATAGCATAATCATATTCTGCATCTTCTACTACTTTACGAGCCTGTTCAACAATAGGATATGCCCCAGTAAATACGTGACCTTTATAACCCATGTTACGTACTTCTGCATCACGTACTTGCTTCCAATAACCCTTACCTGGATTACCGGCAGTCTTAACAATCGTAGCACCTACAACTGCCTTAGGCTGATTAGCAAGCAATGCACCAGGAATAGTCTCATACAGAGAAGCTTCCATAGATACAACGCTATATTCATTTAAAGAATAAACGCCTTCGTTATCATCCTTCGACATAGCAGTCAAAGTCAGAACTGCAGCAGAAGCAGAAGCCTGTACTCTACGATTCTTATGAGCATTGATCTTCTTCAACAGAGCATTTACTAAATCTGCAGGGGTAGTAGTTTCAGCATATACTTCATAAGTATGAGTAAACTGCCAAGCGGCTTCATACATATCCTTATAAACAATACGCAAAACGTAACGATTACCAGCAATGATAGTAGCGTCAGTCAAAGTGATCACAATCTTTTCTTCAACAGGAGCTACATATTCGCCAATTACTGCAGACGGTTTAGAAGCTTTCTGAATTTCAGTAGAGAAATCAATATTAGCTTTCTGTGCTACTGTACCATCAGGCATAGTAACATTCATCTTTTCACCTGCTACACCTACATACAGAGAGTTAGCATTTACTGCATCAGCAGCAGTCTTAATAAGGGCCTTATTCTCATCGAACAAAGCAACATCACCAACAGCCAAAGCATCTACTGTAGTGTAAGAAGCCGGAGCTTGTTTTCCAATCAGAACTGAGTGTACTGAAGTTATCATATTAAATGTTTGTTTTTAAATTAGACATTAGCGCTTAGTCTATTCGCTTACTTTCTACTTTCATTATTTCAGATTTCCACGTTGGTAAGCGCCTTAATTATTCGTCCTAAGATTTCTTAGAACTTGCATTAGGTATAGTTTGTACTATCATTTGAACTGCTAGATCAACTATATCCTAGTGTGTATTTTCTGGTAAATCTGTATACTCTTTAGTTAAATCCTAGAGAGTACCTAAATCCTTGGCTTTTCTTAAGTAAGTAAGCTCATAAGAACTTATATCATATTTACCATCAGTATATAATACAATTTTATTGTCAGTATATACTCTAATAGGTTTTGCTTGATTATAACGCAATCTGTGATCTGATAGACTATTACTTAGTCTAGAGCTTACTGTCTCTATTGTGGCCTCTATTACATCAGATTCACGAGTAATTAAGTTATTGCATTTATTATCCTTTATACTTATGTATACATTTTCACCAAGTGCAAACATATAATCTTCAGGATAATCAGCTTCCCATTTATTACCTAATTTACTAAAGCTATAAGTAGTATAGCTCTTAGTATTTACTAAAGTACGTATGTTATCAGTAATCTCTTGATTTCTCTAGAATACTCTAAAGTTCTGTTTAACATATTCGTCTTTAGCTTTGTTTATGAAATGAAACAAAGTATCTGAAGGAAACTTAATAGTATCATTATAGTTTGTTATAATGTTATTCAGTTGCCTTTCTACATTTATTTGAAAATCTCTTTCGCGCATAATTATTCAGATACTTGGTTTAACTAAAATTTAGAAGATTGTCTTTGAGATTCTATATTCTCTAAAGCAATTACTACAGCTCTATTAATAATCTCATACATGACATCTTCAGGAAAATCTAATTCTTGTTCAGGTTTAGTGTAGTCAAACTTAGTTGGTTTCTTAACATAAGTAATATCTACTCTATAGAACTCTGTATTATCTTCTACTCTTGGAGCATACATAGGATCCTGCATTAAAACAGGATCTACGTATACTAAGAGTTTATCATTTTCTAAAGTAGCTACTGGATTCTCTACCCAAGGTATATTATTATAAGTCTACTTAAAAGGCTTTACTAATTCATGACTAGTAAGTACGCAGTTAGTCTAGAATTGTCCATACTTAAGTAATACACTAAGTATAGTCATTCTATTATCTTCATCATGAACATCTTCTAATGCATACTCATTGTAGCCTGTATGTACAGCATGAAGATTAACATCTGTAGCTATTAACTTTTCTATCTCAGATAAGTTAGACACAGAACCTTCTAAACCTATTCTTAAAGCATTATTGCCAGTAATCTTATTACTTAAGATTTCTAGCTGTGCTTGATTAAGAAATAAGTCTACTTCCTCGTCTAAAAATGCGGGGCATCCGCCATAAGCAATACCTTCTGCATTCTTATCCAGAACTACCTTGAAAATTATATGAGAATCTTTATTAGTCATTACTTAGATTTTATTTCCTACATTATTGCCAATTTTATTTCTTGATTCTTCTTATCCTTAAGATAAGCAATTACATCTTCAAGACCATTACCAATTAAATCAGTACCAAAGTAATATTGAGCACGATTCTTTCTAATAATGTTTTTAGCAATAGCTTCTTCAATTACGAAGTTAATTTCTTTATTAGGATTATTTACCCATTTCATCAAGAACTTAGAAGGATCAGCTTCAATAAATTCTGACAGTTTAGCTTCAGCAACCTCATTAGACATAGAATCTGATTTCATACCATAGAGACGTAAACACTTACGCATTTCTTCAGTAGACATCTTATCCATCTCTCTATATGCTTCACGCTTAACTTTATTGAACTTATTCTGTTCTTCTGCTTCACTATCCTTATTAATCATAACATAATCAGTGCTAGGTTTAATATCGTTAAGACCATTAGCTACTCTTTTATGTTTCTTAAGGAATAGGTATTTTAATTCATCCTCAGGTCTATTAGTATCCAATATCAAATCCTTTTTGCCAATCTTAATAGCAAAAGTATCCCAGAATGTACTATTGGGAGATAACTACCCCTCAGGATAACCAATTTCTTTTTCTAATCTGGTCGCATCTTCTGCAGATAAACCAGTATATAAATTACCAGATCTGGTCCAGTAAGAGCTTACATAGTCAAAACATGTAGGCCATTTAGTAATCCCAGTCCAGGGATTAGTTTTAATTATTCTAACGATTACTTCCATAATTATTAATTAGATTGTTCAGTTAGTTGTTCTTTATATTTCCAGATATACTTAAGGTTTGAAAATGATCTAGGAGTTAGCTTACCGTATTCTCCTTTTAATTGCCGTTGTATAGCTCTTCTATCACATCCTGTAGATCTACTAGCTTCTATAATAGAAGGAAATTCAGCAATTATTTCTCCAGTATATTTATCAATTTGGCATACTGATTTTGCTGCTTTCATTCCGTTTTCTCTAGCTACTTCTAACATTTTACCAGTTAGCTTATCTCCTGCCTTAAACATATGCTTTTCGGCAGCTTTCCTACATGCTTCCGATATTTCGTGCCCTCCCTTGTCCTTATTATAACCTTTTTCTGGATTAGTAGAATCATAGTAGGAAATCCATTCTTTCTCCTTTTTATCTATTTCTTTAGGACTTCCTTCTATAGTTTCTATTAATTCTGGTACGAAATTTTGAATTCCGTACTTTCTCATTGCTATATAGAGTGAGCAAGATAAATCGTTAGGACGTTTCGATGTAAATGCATGAGATATATGATCTGAATATCTTCTCATTATATCTCTTTTAGTTTGACCTATATAAACCTTATTGTTTATTATATCTGTAATTTTATAAATATTTCCGATCATAGTAGTATGTTTTTATTATTTAACATACTACTATAACGGAATATTTTAGTTAAGGTTCCTCAATCGCGGCGTTTATTCTGCCTCCATGATTAATTCTCCGCATGCTCTGGGGTCTCTAAGCATAATACCCATTTCCCCAAGGAAGAATACAGTATAACCATCCTTACCATTAGATCTCAGAGTATTAATAGACTTACCATAACCAGACGGAAGAACTGCACCACCAGTACTCCAAGTTACGAATTCACGATCCTTACGAACTACCTTAACGATGTTAGCTTCACCATCACGTCTACCCAGATCCAGGAATGTCATACGATATGATTCCAGCGGTTTCAGAGTAACCGGATGCAACTTACGATTGTAAGTAATATCGTCATACAGCGGGAAATACTTCAGAGTCAACTCGATACCATTAGTCATCTTATAAGTCTTGAACTGACCACCAAAAGTAAGGCTATCACCAGAACCAGTTACAAATACAGTATCAATCAGGTTCATGTTAACTACCTTTTCCTTCAGAATTCTATCGAATTCACGGATACCCATTTCACCAGTCAATGCAACAAACTTACGTTCGTTAGTACCAAGTACATTGTAAGACAGGTCAAACAGGAAGTCTTCCAGCAATTCTGCAGTAAGATGAGTATAGTAACGTCTATTAGACGGAGCAATCTGTTCCAACAGACCGGCACCGATAAATACTGGACGACCGTTGGTACCCTTCAGGTTGCAAGAACCATCCTTGTTAACATTAGTCTTCGCATAAACAAGCATACGCTCACATCTCTTATACCATTCACGCAGAGCTACCCATTCCTGATAATCAGCCCACAAGTAAGACTTCTTACCAGTCTTAGGATCCTGTAAAGCAATTGCCATTACTGTAGAATAAGCTGAACCAGTAATATCATAGTTGATACGAATTGTAGTAAGATAATTACGCATCTTGAAATGAGTATTATAGTTCAGGATATCACCTTCTTCACTGTATTCTTCAACAGCAGAAGCCAGACGAGATACTTGACAACCCGGTTTCAAGAGTTCTGCGGGGATATAAGAAGTAGGCTGACCATCAGCTACAAAACAAGTATATACCCACAAGTTACCGTCCTGATACGGAGCACCTGCTACACGTACTTGGAATTCCTTATCATCAAATTCCAATATAGCAGTAGGACCAAACCAGTTATCTTCTAACCACAGCATGATAGGTGTATTGCCAAGACCTGCAGTTGAATCATCTGTAATAGCTGCGCCATTCCATTTTGCATCTCTAATTGTAACTGCTCTATCGGCATCAATCATTACATTCCACTCCCAGCTCGGTTGATCAATGGTCATTACGTTACCAAGACCACCAGTAAGCATATCCAAAGAAGTGTTGTAACCATTATCTTTGGTACCGAATACATAGGACAACACAGTAGCAACCTGATACGGATTCTATTGTGATGCTGCAGAAATCTTAGCGGTATCAATCAAATCACTGAACCACTTACCTTTATACAGTACCAAATTATTCAGAATATTATTATCCATAAAATACTAGTAAATTAATTTTTAGTTATTATTAATTAGCACGCAATCTTCGTGCGAAGGAATTCCACATAGACTCGGTGCTAGTGTTATCCTGTTTATTAGTCTTTCTACTTACTCCTGCCCTATTAAGGCTATTTTTGAACTTGTTAATAGCAGCATTTTGACCTTTTACTTCAGCAGCTTTTACAAGTGTATCTCCTTTCATAGTGAAGTAGGCAGACTCAATTAAATTTTTTACGCTCTTAGACCAATCTTTTTGAAATTTGGTCATACCATCAGAGGTAGGTTTGAATATATATTCCAACAGTATTTGTTTATCCTTTTCTGGAATTTTAACACCGCGGATATTATCCATGCCCTTTATTTCGTTGACAACGGTATCAAAGTACTCCTGTTGACGTTGAGCTGCGAGCTTAGCGGCATTTTCTTGGTCTTTCAATAGCTGTTGTTTCTTATTCTCTCTTATGTCCTTAAGGGCTTCAGCAGCATCTTGAGACTCATCTTCAAGAATACCAGCTTCCTCGTATTTAGTAAGTTTCTTTTCAATCTATTTAGCATTAAAACCCTTTTCTTTAAGGAATTCTTTCAATACTAACTTCTGATTACTTTCATCTTCGAGATCGATATCATCAAGATCAATTTCATTGTCAATTGAGAAATAATCTCTCAAATTACCACCATTCTTAACAAACTTATCAAGTTGCTCAACTTCTTCACTAGCGTATTGTGGTACTGAGTTTTCTTCAATTACATCGTTAAAGTAATCAATAAGATCTTCAACGGTCTTGGGTTTATCATCATCCTCAATGTCATCCCAACCTAACTTTTCAGACAAAGAATCAAAGAAACCTGTTACTATGGTAGTTTCATCAGTAGACTCTTCTGGTTCTTCTTCCTCAACTTCAGGTTCTTCTACTTCTTCTTTTGTAGTAGTCTTAGGTTTAGCCTTGGGTTTAGATTTTACTTCTTTATCTTCTTCCTCAGGTTCTTCCTTTTCCTCAGTTTCAGTTTTAGTATTCTTACGAATATTATCTAATTCTTCTTCACTGAGTTCTTCTCCTACTCCTTCAAGATCAATTTTTGTTTCTTCCTCTTCCTCACTAGTAGGAGGAGTAATAGGTTTATTCTTTACACTTGCTCCTGGCATGAGATCTTCAAATACCTCAAAACCGTTCAATGTTACATTATCCATAATTATATATAATTAGATTTATTATTTTTTCTTTCTTCCTTTATGTTTCCATTTTTTCGCATTCTGAGCAAAGATAGCCCTCTTACGTGTCAATGGATTTTTACTATGAGTAAGTTCTTCTGTAGTTTTACCAGTTCTTTTCTTTAAGGCATTAAACTTACCTCTATTCTTCTTCTTTATGTGAATACCACCATACTTATATGAAGGTATAGGGTATTCCGGCATGATACCTGTATAATCTATTAGATCACTCATCTTTGTTATTATTAAAGTAAGCATTAGCTCCTAATGCAGTAGTACCAAGCAACGGAATAGTGTTAAACCATTTAGTATACGCATTAATATTCTTATGCTGTTTAAACATCTTCTTTATAGGATCACTATCAGACATTTTATCTAGATACTTCTTAAGTAGAGTAGACGATACTGGTTCATCTAAATTCTATACATCTCCATTCTATTTGAGCATAGTTCTTAGCTAATTCATATAAGCTTTCTATTCTGTACCTTTTCTATAATAACTGGTAGCATCTGTCTATTTTAATGAATTCTCTAGCTGTTTTAACATATTATTGTTAATAGTTGTATTTGCATTTCTACTAATTATATAATCAGTATAATGATTCATCTCATGATTAGCTAATTGCATAGGATCTCTATACATTCCTGTGTTTACCCATAAATCAAACTCATTAGGTTCTGCTCCTACTCCGGTCTTATTAAATCGTTCTTCTGCAAATGGTTTAGCCTATAATCTTCCAGAAGCTACCATATCTTTGGGTTGAACTTCAGGTAAATCAAAGTACCTATGTTGATACAAATCATCAAGCAGATCATAAGTTTCACTATAATTAGTACCGAATATTTTATCTGCCTATTCAGCTCTATTACGGTAAGGTATCGTATTAATATCTTCTAGAACTCTATTTCTAGAATTAGCTATATCTGATAAATAATCTCTTTTCTTACTAATATTACCCAGAGCCTAATTTATTAAACTTTGTTCAGTTCTATTTACAGTAGGAATGTATCTAGCAGCAGCTTTTACATTTCTTAAACCACTAGGAACAAAAGGTAATACTGTAAGAGCGGCTAGTCCAGCACTCAACCAATCTCTATTCTTTACTGCATCATAGGCGTCTTTAGCCGATATAGCATCACCAATAGGAGTCATATTAGCAGCATCTTCAAGACTAAATACAGGTTTTAAACCTTCTTCTAAAGGTCTACCACTACTACTTCTACCTGTAGCTTGATAGAATCTCTCCTTATCAGGATCACCTGTTTGACCACCTTCAGCAAATGCTTCTACTTTCCAATCCCAATAGCCTTTACCGGGATTATTCTCCCGGTAAGACTTTAGGTTCTGCATTCTCTATTTAAATGCTTGTCTATCCATATTAGTACTTACATGTTTCTAAGTACATCTTTAATAGATTAACTAAACTTTCAGGATCTGATGAATGTGCTCTAAGACATATCATTGGTTCTTTATCTGTTTCACAAAACTTATCGTGTAGTACTAAATAATAAGTTAAAGCACTACCGTCTATATTACTAGTGCACCACCAATAACATCTATAATTTTCATTCAGATCTTCAGGATATTTCTACTAAAGATATTTCAATGTTTCTTCACTATCCATAATTTTTTCAATTATTTCTTTCCGCCTTTGCCCTTCTTAGAGCTACCAGACTTTTTACCTCCACATGCCATAATTAATCTCTCCTATTATTTAATTGTTTTAAGATACTGTCTCCAATTCTTCTTATTAGCCTTATAAGTCTTCTTTCTGTCTTTAATCTTGTACTTATCAAGATCTTCAGGCTTACGTGTTTTCAGATAATCAAAGTTATCGTCATTAGCATAAGCTTCCATCTCATAAGGAATAGTATAGTAAGCACTAGATGCAGGGTATATAATTGGGTTACCTTTAATCCATTCCCACACATAAGACCAATAATAACTTATCCATCTCTTTTTATCTTTAGCTTCATAGAGATGAATATTTTCATGATTCCAAGTAGTAGGCTTAATCTGAGATTCAGGTTTTCTACTTAACAAGTAACCACACCAGCTCATTGCAGAATAACCACTAAATGGATAATGATCCATATGCTTATACTCTACTTTATCTGCTTTTACTTTAGTAAATAGTTGTTTAACTATCCACCATGTTTCTTTAAACCAATTCATAATTATTTCTCTCCTGTTACTTTATTCTTAATCGCAGTTTTGGCTTTTAATCTTTCTCTTTCCATTGCTGCCTTGTCTTTAGCTGCTTGCAACTTCATTTCGTGGTCCATTCTTTCTCTTTCAAGCTGATTCTTCTTATCTTCTATCTCTTTTTTCATTTTCTGCTCTCTAATCTTAGCATTGAATTCAAATTGTTTAGAAGCTTCATCAGATGCTTGCTTACGTTCAGCTAAAGCTTGTTGAGCTATTTCCATAGTATCAGGTATGTTATTCTGATTCTAATCCTGATTCTCTAATCCTCTATAAGCATTAAGTTGAGCTACAGTAATCTTAGTAGCATTATCTTGATCTATCTTATATTTTTCAAGATCCATTTCTGCTTCTTTAATCATAAGCTCCTCTTCCTTAATCTCATTTTGCATTTGAATAGCTTGCTGTTCACGTTCTGCTTGAGCTTGTTCCATAGCTTGTTGTTGCTCCATACGTTTTTGCTCAATTTCCTCTAATCTAGACTTAATCATACTAATATTATCCATAGTAATGATTTCAGCTATATCAAGCAAACTAGCACCATTCTGCATAGCAGGTTGCATTAACTGCTTAAGTGTTTCTATATACTGTTGATTCTTGGTAGTATCTTCTATAAAGATATCAAAATCCTCATAAAGCATATCATCTGATAGCGTTAAGAATGCTCTAGTAGCATCATCTAATATATATTGTAGATGAGTTTTACTACTATCTTTCCAAGCCCATCTAGCAGTATTAAGTAGCATAGTTAAGCATTCTCTCTTTACCTAATTGTGTGTCCAGAACCAAGGTTCAGTAATATGAGCTGATTGTACTACAGAACGCTCTACATTACCTACTAATTCATTAGATGAAATAGACCCTTCTCTTTGCTTACTAACTCCAGATATCTCAGATAGCATACTTTCAATCTTATCCATAAGATTAATATACTAATCTATAGTATTAGCCATAGTAAGGTCAAGAGCTGTAATCTAGTTAAACTGACTAGGTTTACCTCCTTCTCTACCAGGTATATCCCATCCTTCTTCATATGGATTAATAAAGTTTACACCAAGAGCAGATAAATAATGCATCCATTTAGATACATCTATATTCATAGATTTTGGTATCTAAGTAATATCCATATTTACTACTTTACCTTTATCTCTAGCCATAGCAAGTTCAAGTCTATACCATAGTACAATATACATATACTGTAATGGTTTCATCGTGCTTACTAAACTACGTGGTCTACTGTTTGTATTATTATATACTACTCCAGTATAAGGCAATCTCTAAGAGTTAGGATTATCAGATGAAGTATATTGATATTCTAATGGTTGTATTCCTATATATAGGTCTTCTCCAGCTCTATATCCTTCCCATACTTCGGTAATCCATTTCCATTCTACATTAAGTTCCATCCCGGTCTCTTTATAGCTCTCATCTACTTGATATTCTTTAGGCTCACCTAATTCAGGATCAATTATAGTAACAAAGCCTATCTTCTTAAATGATTTCCAGCAACAGTGCCATACTTTCACACTATTAGTACTATCAAATGGATTACTACTGAATCCGTTAATAGTATGTGTTTTAATATGAGTATAGTCTAAAGATGTCTTTCTTACTTCAGGATTTATACCTCCTTTAGAAGCTTGATCCATCATATCTAACAACTAATTTAGCTGTTTCTCAGACATCTTATCGTATAATCTATCATATAGTTCAGTTACAGACATATTCATTTCATAACAACACCATTCTGCGTCATGAATGAATTCCAAGTCGGACGTTTCAGTATCATAATCAAAGTAGATAGGATTAACACGTTCGAGGCACGGTTCTCCATTCAGTATACCTACATAGTATATCTCTTCACCACCAACTAAAGCATCTTTCCAACCTTTGAAGAATTCATGAGTAATGTTTAACTTATTTTTTAAGTAATTAAGACTGTGATATGCAGTTACTTCTGCTATATCTTTATAGTCTTTACTCATGTATTTTTGTATCTACTAAGGAGTCATTATCTCACCATTCTGTAAAGCTTCCTAGTATCTAGCTTGTTCTTCAGGACCTAATTTACTCATTATAGTAGCCTGAATGTAATCTATTAAAAGCTATTTAGCTCTATCCTACATTTCACTAGCAGCTATATCACTTGTACGTACTACTCTGAAGTTGAATGGTCTTTTAGTCTCTTCTCCCAACAGTAAGTCTATTTTGGGCTTAATTATATTATAATCCTAAGCCATTGCAGGAAAGCCATCCTGCTGTTTAAAAGGATTAGTAACATACTTTAGATCTTTTTCATTGTATATACTATTATAAAGATCATAGTATGTTTGCATCTCCTCTCTGCGAGTTCTGTTATTACCATTTCTAGAACCTCCTAAACTACGACCTATAACATAGTCTATACAACTTTCTTGCCAGTCTTTTGTCTTCTTAGACATAGGAAGTTTCTATATTGGCATTTGATTAATATTATTCATAATTAAAACATATATGCTTCGATATTATCTATAGCTTCGTCGTCACGAAACCATTCCTGAGTAAATATAGGGCCTTCAAACAGTACCCTATTTCTATTCTCTTTTTTAATCTCTTTTACTTTAACATTATATAGCTATTCTCTATATATCATTACTTGGGTCAACGCCATTACACGGTCTACGTTAACTACATCGTTTGCAGCTATAAGTTCCTCTAATAGCGGTTCCGACATTATATTGTATAAGTTCTTCTTGCCATCTGCATTAATATCGTTAAGCCAATCCTTTATTAGACCCCATCCCCATTGCTTAATCTATTTATTCATGTGGCAACCTTTCTTTCTATTTACTTTAGAATTACTTACTATATCGTTGATTATATCTGGTTGATCAGCAAGTAAATAGTCACAATGTTTGTTAGTAAAGTATACAAATATACCTTTGTTTTGATTCTCATACATTGCTCTAGCATTATAGTATATAAGTAATTTACGTACATTTTCATAAAAATCTTCTGCTGACTTAGGTCTGCCTGTGTACTCTGCTACTATTATATCTGAATACTATTCTATAGACTATACTCTCTTATATATAAAACAAGAACCCAAAGATGTAGTACTTGATTCATCATAGTCGTATGAGTCTATACCTGCAATATACAAACCAGCACTAGCATCCTTATTAGGATGCTCCCATATTACTATAGAACCAGTAGGATCATCTCCTACTAATGCTCCAGTAACTTCATCCCTTTTAGTTCTTAATGGGTAATGTGTTATATCTCCTGTCTTCTTAATAACCCATTTAAGACTGCCGTCAGGTTGCCATACTAGATCACCTACCTACTTATGATTCTATAATTTTTTATTAGTTCTGAGTAATGATAACTACTCTTGTAATTCCTTCTTGGGGAATATGTTACCATTAAACTCTAGCATGGCCTCTGCTGGAGTAATAGGTCTCTCTGCAACGTATCTGTCAACTGCTGCGTTATTAGTGGCATTAGTTATTACTACTTGCCTTTCTGCTAATATGTGTTCTAAAGACTTCTTACGGTACGTATTACCGTCCTCGTCCATATATATACGTTTACCATTCTCATCACGTATATCTAAGTTAGTATATTGAGGTACAAAGAAACCACATTTATTAGTAGTAGCAGACTCATCCCATATGTTATCAAACCCTAAACAATTGTATCCATCAGGGTTGTAAAACATATCCTTCATAGTTTCAAATGCAGAACCTTCATCACCACCAGTACCCCATACTATCATAGTACCAAAGGCTATACCATCTACCTCTACAGAAGGTCTAGCAATTTGCCATGCTGCTCCTAATTCAGAGAAAGAACCACCTTCCTCAAACATAATAAGATTAGCTTTCTTACCACGTACTACATCAGGATTATCTTTCAAAGTAACCCCTATAATCTCTGACTTATAACCTAATTCTATAATATTACCGTAGTCATCCTTAGTATAGAATCCTGCACGTCTACGCATCTAAGTGTTAACTGATCTCTTCTTACCCCACGCAGTATTCTTATCTATAAAGTCCATATAATCCCAAGCTTTAGTAAGAATACCATCATCTGTCAAATACTATTTATTTGATGCATATATGAAGGTTTTAGAGTATGGTATTAGATAGAAATTACGGCATGCCATAGAACCACCTTTGTATGAAAAACCTTTACGTCTAGACTTAAGTAAACACAGATGCTTGCCCTACTCTTGGGCTTCTTGTACGGCATTAAAATAGTAATAGTCATAGTCCCAGAAGTCGGGGAAAGTTACCTCATTAACACGTTTTACTTTAGTATTACCTAATTCATCTGTAGTAATATGATTGACTATACGAGATATAGGACAATAGTTTAAATAAAAATAGTTATACCCGCTAATGAAATCTCCATCATCAGCTGTATAACCATCTACACATCTTTTACTTTCCTCATCCCAGAACTTAAAATATTCTGAAGTACCTTCTGGATATACGCAATAAGAACCAGTAGCTATAAACTATAGTGCTGGTCCTCTGAATTTATTGGAATTTTTTATTTTCTTAGTAAAGTCGACCATGTTTTTCTATATTTATACTCCAATTATATTCCTTATTGTCTATTGTACATCCATCCGACGGCATTGAAAAGATATCTAAAGGAAAATTAATCTCACCGTTTTCCATATGAATTATTTCAAGACTGCTTTCTACAATAAGCATAATAGTAGTATCCTTTAAATTAGGATATAATTCTTTTAGATATCTATAAAATTCTATTTTCTTTTGGTCTTCCATATATACTATTTAAAAGGGGTGCGTTTCACAACGAACCCCTTCCATTCAAATGATATTTATATGTTTTTAACAGAAATTGGGGGAGATTTCTGTAGCTGTAACCTAGTTTCTTGAGCTATGGTTTTATACGCCGTATGTTTAGTACTCCCCACCTGGGCTAACATTACCCCAGACTACCTGTTCACGATAACTACCTATCCAACAAGTTTCCTTCTGCTATTATAGTTTCAAAGGACTAGTATTTTTTTAACGGTAAGTAGAGGGTCATTCTTATCATATTTCAGAAGTTCGGATACTACCCACAGCTACTGCAAACTTACCGTTATTGGTAGCCCCACTACGACTCGAACGCAGACTAAGAGGGTTAGAGCCTCCTGTGCTAACCATTACACCATAGGGCAATAACACGTGGATATTCTTACCCTCCACGTAAGGGTTCTGATGGTTTAGAACCAAGATTTAATTCTCTGCCATAATGACTTCTTTACAGGTTTGTTTAAATATTCAGAAGCTTCTTCAATCTGTCTAAACACTTCTTCTGTATCCTTAGTCAAATCTATAGTAATCGTAAATTTCTTATTCATAATAAAATATTCATTTATACACTATAACGTGTTGTTAATATTTAGTTATATTTTAATGTATTATTTCGCCAACTCATATGGATTTACTTTAGCGTCTCCTTTAACTTTACCTATAGCTAATTCTTCAGCTTTAACCATTGTTTCTAGCGAATCAATACTCTTAAGTACTCCACCAACAGAAGTCATACCAGCTAGTAAGTCCTTAATCTTCTTTTCATCTAAAGTATCGTCTAATGATTCTTTATAGTATTTACTTACACTATCTAACTTTAGACGCATATTGTTTAACATTTGTAGAGCTCTAGTATTAAGTAAGGTTTTATATTCATCTTCACAAATCAATTCTTCTGCAGTCAATTTGTAATTCTCATCATCGAATATTTCCTTTTTCAGTTTAAGTTCCCTACTGTCTTCATCCATACTTTGTACATAAGGACTATCCCATTTATTCATAAGTACAATGTAACTTATTACTTTAGTAGCATGCTCCTTATCAGGTTTATCTGCATCCCACACTCTTCTAAAGCATGGGATGCCTATAGCATCTGGGTGTATTTTTACTTTACCTCCAATAAGATCAAATAGTTTCATTTGTAAGAACTTGTTTGTTATCTTCTTTGTTCCATCTTATAAGATCGTCTTTAGCAAAAGCATCAGAACAGACTATTGGTTTTAGTGTCCACTTACTGCTTATAGTATCATACTTACTTAATATAAGTACAATATCTCCTAGTTTATAGTCTATTACTTCCTCTTCTGTTATTATTTGACCATCCTACTATGCTATATATATAGTTCTACATTCAAAGTTATCAGATATATTTTTGATGCTATTAGTATCTACTTTATATAAAATAGCATTACCGTACTGGTCTATCAATAATTTATCCATATCAACAATCTAGTCTACAACCACATTCACAATCACAACCCGTATCACAATCCGTGTCACAGGAAGCAGCTTTCTTTTTCTCCTCTTGTTTCTTTTCTAGTAATCTATTATAGTGGTCTTTTACTTCATCATTTTCAACAAAAATATATTCTCTATCGTCTTCTTTACTGATAGGATACATTTTTAATACTATAGTGCCTTTAGTAACGCTTCTTCTATTTTTAGAACCATCCTTTTTTGTATATACCCACTCTCCATCTTCAGGAACATACCATATATAATCTACGTAAAAATGATCCAGTAAGCTAACATTTTCTACTTCTTTATCGTAACTAATAACAATACCTCTATCTACTGAACAAATATACTTAACCATAATAATCAATCAATTAAATAACCTAAATAATATTCTTTCTATAATCTCGCTATAATTTCCTTAGCACGTCTCATTGGCACGTTCGGATTCACGTAATTGGGTTTCATCTGATAACTCTATATTATCTACTAAAACTTCTCTATCTCCTCCTGTATGCTCTACTTTTTTATATTCTTCATACTTCTTAAATAGCATGTCACACATTGCATTTACCTGATCAGCTCTACTAGGTTCTGCATTATTCTTCCCATTATCTACTATAGTAGTAGTAATACTGTCGATTACATCATTAGTGAAATCTTCATAAGTAATTACGCCTTCATTAATTAATTCATCTACTTTGTTATACAGGCGTTTCATTTCCTTACTAAATGAACTATAGAGTGGTTTATTGTTTTCCACTTCTAATTTCCACATCATTTTACTTTCTTCAATTGTCATATTCTTTGTTTTTTAACTCACTACAGATAGTATTACTTATATTTCCTGCAGCCCATCCTACTAAATAGGCATACGCTTCATTGCCGTCTTTAAAGTCTTGCGTATATAAACCTAATTGTTCACAAAAGTAATCTGCAACATGTACTGCCTCATGAGGAATCATATCTGGAGTAATATCTTCTGTACTAGTAACAGCTATCACTATCACACCGTATTTATTATCACTCTTACGTATTACTTTACAAGTAACCATTCCTCCATCATATTTATCTATTTCTTGTAATAACTTATTGTATTCACTTCCATCATTATTACCGTATACATCAAGAAATATAAAATATTTATCCAAATCCTCAATATTAGTACTTACAAATAATAGTCTAGGATATATTTCAGGACTATAAACATCGTACGGTTTCTTTTTCATATCTTTTCTTTAATTTGAATTTACCCAAGTAAGAGAATCTGACAGGCTTTGGATCTAAATCAGATATAACGCTGTTAGTAAATCTAAATGGACTATTACATATTACTTCTATGATAGGGTATGGTATGTTATACTTGTTACTTAATTTAGTATATATACTCACTTGATTCCTCATTTAAATCTATCTTTTTGTAATATTTACATTCTTCTAAAGTAGAAGAGTTATCGAACGTATTAGGTCTTATTATATTAATTATAGTTTTAACATCGTCCCAATTTCTATCTTCTATACAATTATCATAGATAGATTGTAGTTTGTATATTTCCTGTTTATTATACTTACGTATGGGAGTATATGCCACAAAGTTATATCTATCTATTGTAAGTAACTCTATACTAGTAGGAATAATCTCAAACTTATTATATGGTAAGTCTCTCTTCTTTAACTTATTCCACAACTTAGTAAATATGTTATATTCCTTCCAACATAATATAGTGCCAGGTCTTACTATTGTTGTTTTAATCTTCATCTTTATTTACTCTTAATATTATAGTAATTTGTACTCTATCGCCGATTATTTCAGGTATAAGCGCCTTATTTACTACAACTTCATCTTCAATCTTACCCTTAACTAGTATACCTTGATTCTTAAACTTAGTTATGTATCTACTGAGATTGTCAGGAGTAATACCTAATACTTTTCTAATATACTTCCTATTTTCAGTAGATATTACATTCTTACTTATGTTAGGGAGCTTAGGAGTGTTAATATCTATTGCTATGAACGTAGCCAGTAACTCTAGCTCCCTATCAGTAAGATCAAGTATACCATTAAGGCTCTTTAAGAATTCTGTATTTAAATCGGCTTTGCTTACGCTTTTTACCAATTTATTCATTTGTTAACGTATCCTTAATTTTATTTAAAACCTTATTTAAGTTATAATATACTGTCTCAGCTTCTAACTTAACACAAGGCTGTATTTCGCCTTTATTTGCTTTTTCATTAGTCTCTTTTAAGTTACTTTCGTATTTCTTAAGTAAGTCATCAATGAGCTCTAAAGTAGCATCTACATTATACTTACTTTCATCATCAACACTTAAAAGGTAACCTTCTTCACATAAGTAATCCGCAGTATCATAATCTAAAGACATCATTCTAGTATAATTATCTTCACTAACGTTAAATGACACTAAACCTATTTCATCTTCTGCTAATACATCACCTTTCTTAGCAGAACCAAATTCCTTAATTACTTTGTAGCTCATAATATTTATTTTAAATGTTTATGTATCTATAAACGGCAGATTAAATAAATGTTAAAATCTGTTAACATTTATTAACATTTATTATCTATATAATAAAAAACCCTGACTAACGCCAGGGTTCATTCTAACAATGAGTTATAATTTTAAATCATATTTGATACAGCAATTATATCATATGGTTTGACTAATTGACTATCCTTAAACAAATCAAAGTCCTTAGCAAACTTTTTATTATAAACAATAGTATCTCCTACTTTATATTCACATTCTGTTAAGCATGTGGGAATCTTCAATACTACACCTGTTGAATATTCAGATTCTACTTCCTTAGTTTCAGTTTGTGTATCATACTTATTGAAACCATCTTCATCAACTTCACCTGTAGGAATCTGCTCTGTTATCTCTTTAGTAACCATAACTGGATCTAAAGGCTTAACTAACACATCTTTCAACATCGTATACTTAATTCCATTTACTACTGTTTCTAGTACTTTATCTTCCATAATATTCTATATTTAATACTCAAATAACGTATTATTTCTTATTTTGTTTCTCTAATATTAATATATTTCCGCCATTAGAACAACAATAACGTCTAGCTAAAGTAGGACAGTTTTTATTTAAAAAATAACAGCCATCACAACTACCTATTGGATTAGATTCTATTATAAATTGTTTGTTGTCAATTGTTACTGGTATTCTATTCTTTACTATCTTCGCTAATTCCTAATCATTTAATGTCATAGTCTTTTCCTTTTCCGTGTTTATCTAAGTAAAGCATAGCTATTGCATTCCAAGCTACAGCAGCTAAGTGGTTTACTTTAGTTTCATCATCAATCTTATTACCTTTCTCATACTCAAGTAGATGTCTTAACATCGCTGCTTTATAACGTTGGTAACCATTCTCTAAGTTTTGCCAATTGTTATCACCATACTT